TTGACGGTTGTGGCGGCGGTTATGGGCCGTGCGCTCTATTACGCGATGCCTGATGAACTGGTCAATGAGGCGATTGACCGGGCGGCAGCCATGGCTAAGGAACTGGTCAAGGTTAACGCGGGTACGCTGGATGACAAGGACAAGGCAGTAGCCAGCGCGGATTTTGCTGACCTGGTTGAAATGATCCGGTCTATTGGAGCAACGAAACACTAATGGTATGGCCTTTGGAAAGTGTTTGGCAGCAGCACCCGGATGCTGGAGAGTATCTACAGGAGCTGGTCAAGCAGGGTCTGAGCGCCGGGGAGGCGACGGATAAGCTGACCGCGCGGTTCATGGTGACGTTTACCCGCAGCCAGGTCATGGGCAAGCTCAAGCGCATGCGGCTATCGTTGCGCCGGGCAGAGATCAGGGCCGAAAAGCCGCCTGAGCCGCCCCCTCCGCCTAAGCTGCCGCCGCCGCGTAAGGTGTCGAGTTTCAATAGTGTGATCCGGCGCGAGTTTCAGCAGCCCAGTTTCCCACCAATCCCAGCGCCGCTAAGCACGCACCCGGGCTATCGGTTCGCGGATGTACCGCGCAATGGGTGTATGTTTGAAATATCCCCCAATGATACTCTAGCCAGGGATTTTCGCTTTTGTGGGATGCCTCGTTTTGACACTGAGCCTTACTGTGAGCAGCACTTTGAGTTAACACTAGCGCCAGCGAATTATAGGCTTAAGCTTAAGGCGCACCGATGAAACCGTGGTGGGCGGAGACAGCTCAGATGCCAAGACCCGTTTGTGTGTTATGTAATCGTTTCTTTAAGACAGCATCGACCGGGCGCTATGTGCTAGAGCAGGTGCCCGGTGGGCCTAATGCCTGGGTGCCTTATAAGCTTTGGAGCGCGGATGTCTTGCGTTGTAGTGGCTGCGGTAAGCAGATTGTTACTGGTTTTGGGCGCGAACCAATAGCAGAGCATTTTGATCCAGACTTTCAGAATACATTAGCTCGGATTAAAGCATCATCAGAAGTAATTATCGTAAACGATTGTTAAAATAACCCCTTGACTATTTGTAACTGAGCGTCTATGTAGGGAAAGAACGCAGCCGAATTGGCGGCTTGCGCCTTTTCTAAAGGCGGTCTAAATGAGATACAGGTACATCGTTCACGCCAGTGATCTGGACGGCGCCAAGCTGTTGATTGATCGCGGATATGAGGTGGCGATATCTATGCTACCTGATGAGGAGCTAGAGCCAGAGCCTGAGTCTGAACTCAAGCCAGAGCCTACATATGCGCCCTCGTTCTTACCTGATCCCCCTAAGCCCAGGATCAAGCGCGATCTTCCTGCCCTAGAAAAGATGATGAACTGGGGCACGATCAAAGCGGCGCTTAGCGTTCTTCAGGATGGTAAGCCCCATCGGGCTAGTGAGCTGGGGCAGGAGTTTGAAATCCCAGGCCAGCCGGGAACTTACTTTGCGCCCGGTTCCGTTGCTTCAGCCGCTGGGAAATTGGCTGCCGTTGGAGGAATTATCAGACCTAAAGCGGGGTATTGGCAGTTGGCCAACGGGGTATCGGCCTTTGAGTCTGTACCCCCGCGCGTTCGCCATACTCGCGTTGTGTTACCAGATGGGTTAACCTCTCCTGGCGTGATTATGGCGTTTGTGAAGAGCATGTCTGGCGATGTTTCGCGCAGGAATATTGTGAAGCACTGTGAGGGCATGGGGCTCAAGTTTGTGACTGTAAAGCGCGCCCTTAGCTCGCTAGTGTCAACCCGCAAACTGGAGAGGATGCCTGATGGAACATTTCGGTTGGTACAGTAACTGGAAAGGAGGAAGAATGAAAGCCACAGGACAACACGCTAAGCTGTTGGTTGAGTCAGCAGCGGCGCAGTATGGTATTCGCAGCCAAGTTGACGGCCATGGTAAATCCCACTGGATTGTTAAGTGTACTGAGTGCGGTACAGAAAAGAGCGTTTTTAACGCCTCAGTAAACGACTCCAATTGGTTGGTCAACCACTTCACCAAACACGGCTGGGTCTTCGACCGTAAGGTGGCGCAGTACTGCTCCACTACGCATGCCCGTGAAGCCAAAGAACGTCAACGCCAACTTAGAAAGGAGGAAGAGATGAAACACGAACCAACCCCGCCACCAGCACCAGTTCAAGGAGTAGAGTCAGTGAGTGTAGTACCCCCAATTGGGCCGGACCCCAAGATCGTGCGCCAGGTAATCACCTTGCTCAACGATCACTTCAATAGCACCAAGCGGCTCTATGAGCCGGGATGGGATGACGCCCGGGTGGCTAAGGAGTCACAAGCTTCGCTGGAGTTCGTTACCAAGTATCGGCGCGAGGGCTATGGTGAACTGGCGGAAGACCCGCAGATTGCTCAGTTTCGCGCTGATCTCAAGGCTATGGGTGAACTTTACCATCAGTCACTAAAGAGCCTAGAACAGTCTTTTGCCCAACAGCTGGGCGAGATGAACTCGCGGCTAGAGCGGTTAATGTCGTTGCGACCCAAGGCAGGAGGGTGAAATGTCCGACGAGCGGCAAGGTGCGGCATACCAGCCGCAGAACTGCCGCGAAGCATATTCAGAGCCTACAGGGCGCGGGGAAGACGGCCCCGCGCGTTTACGCCTATCGCTGTCGGTATTGCGGCGGCTGGCATATCGGGTATCGTCATCTCACCGATGGCGACCGGATTAGTGAGCTGTTGCGTCGTGCAACAGAGCGCGCAAACAGGAGGAAAAGTGATGACTGATCCCAATGTAATCTTGGAGTGCATTCACGCCGATATAAGCGAAACGCTCCATGAGGAGATATCCAAGCTAGTGGTCGAAGAGGCGGAGAAGGTGTTCAAGGAGTACGAGAGTGAGGTCAGGGCTTTGATTCACGACATCATCCATCTTGTGATGGATGATTTGAGAGGGGAGCCCAAGCCCGAGATTGATGTTGCCGCTGAGTAGAATTATCTTGGGGTGACTGTAACTTGGGGGTTGACTTGTATTGGGTCAGCCCCCTATGTTACTCCTACCGGCCCAATCGGGGACCGGTTTGGAGAACAGTCATGAAAAAGGGTAAGTCACTTGTTGACCTGGCGGCTGAGATTGAGCGCCAGCATCGAGTCAAGCGGGACTTTCAAGTCCCCACACAGCTTATGGAGTTGGACCCAGAATTGCAGCTGGTGTTCGGTGAGCATCACTTTCCGGTTCAAGACCTGGCTCACAGCCAGATTGCGGAGCGGCTCAAAATTCCGGGTGCGTATTACCGGCGGATGCGCACCGACAATCCGGAGCTGCTGCGCTCCAACGTGAACACGTGGTGGAAGGAGGAACCCGCCAAGTGCATTGTGCGCACGCTCGACGGCGGCGCGCGGGCCTATCTCTCCGACAGCTATCGGCGGTTCGACAATGTCGATCTGGCTGAAGTGGTTCTGCCGGTCTTGACCGAGCTCAACCTCAACATCATATCGGCGGAGATCACTGAGCGTCGCCTTTACATCAAGGCGGTGGATCAGAACATTGAGGCGAAAGTGCCCACGGGTAAGGCGCTGGGCGACGGCACCCACGAGTTCTTCGATTGTCTTTCGCCCGCGCTGCAGATCAGCAACAGCGAAGTGGGCCTGGGCGCGCTATCGATTGAAATTGGCACACTGACTAAGATGTGTACCAACCTGGCCTGGATGTCGGGCAAGGGTATGCGCAAGTGGCACATCGGCAAATCGGACGCCGGTGAGGACATCGAGCGGCTGCTCACCGACGAAACGCGCAAGGCCAGCGACAAGGCGGTCTATATGACCATGGTCGATGTGGTCAGGAACGCCTTCAATGAGGAACGGTTCGGCGCTATGGCCGCTGAGATCGCGGGCAGCTCCAAGCGCAAAATCGAAGCGGACCCGGCGGCGGTTATTGAGCTGGTGGCTGAGCGGTTCTCCATGAACAAGGACAGCCGCGCCTCTGTGTTGCGCCATCTGATCGAGGGCGGCTCACTGACCCAGTATGGTCTGGCCAACGCGATCACGCGGACGGCGGAGGATGAAGCCTCCTACGATACCGCCACTGACTACGAGAAGGCCGGTGGAACGATCATGATGCTGTCGGAGGACGACTGGAAGGAATACGCCAAAGCGGCGTAAGCCACCCTCCACTACTGAGGCCAAACAAGGGGCCAGAGCGATGAAACGCTCTGGCCCTTTACTTTTGGCTATGTTACGCTATATTTCAATAGACCCTGGTACACCGTGGCCCCTGTACCGTACTGGGTTGAAACAGGAGTATGATAAAGTGAAAACCAACACCAAGCTAAAGGGGGCACCTAAAGCTGAGATCAAGCGTCGTGGCCCTGCTACACTCGATTCAGAGGAAGCACGGAGGCGCATCAACATCCGCTGGGACCGCCCGGGCGCGCGTGAAGCGCAGTCGGTGGCTGTGCGTGCGCGCCTAGCCGCGAAGGCGAAGGAAGAGGCCAAGGCTGAGCGCGCGGCTAAGCGCGCCGCTAAGGTTGAAGCCGCTAAAGCTGAAGCCGCTAAGGCTGAGCGCGCTGCCAAGCGAGCGGCGCGTAAGGCTGCCTAGAAGCAGCCGCCTGTAGGGCTGTACAGCCCTGATACAGAAAGTCAGCGGAGGGGGTTCCCTCGCTGATCTCCCGCGCTGTCGGAAGGGAGGCTGGCAGCGCGGGAACCTTGCCGCCATCACACAATCACGCTATACCCCCAGGCTTGGGAGGCAACCGGTGTGCGTGATGGCGGTTTAAGGGCTGAGTTCCGCAAACGGTTTCCAGGGTGGCAGTGGACATCCATCGAGACGTTCACGGTCCCCGGTGTTCCAGATTCAGAGTTCATCACCCCTGACGGGGTTCAAGGCTGGATAGAGTTCAAGCGGGTCACTGAGTGGAAGGTGACGTTTGAGCCGTTTCAACCCGCGTGGATAGACCGGCGTGCACGCTATGGCGGGCGGGTCTGGGTGGCTGTGCGCCGTAAGCCCAGTGCCAAGAAGTTTGCGGGCGAGGATCAGCTCTGGATGATCCCGGGCCGACATGTCTTGCAGCTGTCTCATGAAGGCTTGCGACCATTCGGCTTCGCATACCAGACTGAGACGCAAGGCCCCGCTAGCTGGGATTGGGAATGGGTGGAAGGGCTGCTCAGGTCATCGCCATCGACTAGACTGGACTTGGCGAGGGCAAGCTGATGGCGTGGTTACTTGCGCGGACGCTAGCCCAACAAGAGTACCAGATACGTGATCGGCTGATCAGCAGTTCATTGGGTGCCTATGTACCATCGCGCCGTCTTTTGGTCTATCCGCGCCATACTCGAAAACCCCGCGCCGTTCGTTATCCATTGTTTTCTAGGTACTTATTTATTTGGATTGATGATGTTTGGGCCGATTATTCAATAATGTGCTCTGTGTCAAGGAATATATGGACTGTCCGAAATCAAGAAAATGAGTTTGTCTACGTAAGTGATAAGGATATTGACCGATTGGCAGCACGCGAAGCGGGCGGGGAGTTTGATCAGAGGCATGAGGGCGACGACATTAGATTTATGGTTGGCGATTGCGTACTGGTTAAGAGCGGGCCTTTTGCTGATCTGCGCGGCGTGGTTCAACAGTTTATTCATCCAAAGCGTAAGTGTCGAGTGGACCTACCTAATTGCTCATTGGAAGTGGGGATTGACCTTCTGGAGCTGGCCAGCTAACTTCGCCGTTGGGTAAGAGCCGAGGTGCGGATTCGTTCCGGCACCCGTTGCCTGGCGGAGCCTGGAAATGATTATCCAGGACGGTGGGCTATTGCGTCAATACTGTCGCGCCCGAACCACTGGGTCGATTATGGCCGACGGCGACAGTGGTCCTCCACTGGTCATCGATCTCCGGCTGAAGCCGGATGCATCACCCCTAGACTTTCTCACGGCCATGTATCGCCATCCCGGCGTTCCGTTAGGGATGCGTTTGACAGCGGCGCAGAACGCGGCGCAGTATGTTCACCCAAGGCTTGTAGCTATCGCGGCGGTTAGCCCGGGCGGCGAGCGGTTTGAGATCAAGGGCGGCTTACCCGCGCTACCCGGCGCGCCAACCATAATGCCGGGCAGAGAGGGTCCGATCATTGATGCTAAAGCAACAGTGATTGAACCAACACCAATGAAGAAGCCGATCAAGCCAAAGACCCCGGCGGATGAGCCGGTTGATCCGTGACGGTAATCCAGTTTCCAAGGGACAAGGGTAGAGGGCCACCCCCACCGGAGGGGCCGGATTATACCCGCACTCAGACCATCGAAATTCCCACCTTCCACGAGGATCAGGTCAGGGCTTTCTTTCAGCCCGGGCGCTTTCGCGCGGGCCGCTGCGGACGACGCTGGGGCAAGACCACGTTTGACGAAGCCATTGCTGCCGATTACGTGGTCAAGGGCGCGAGTGTCGGCTGGTTCGCCCCCAACTACAAGTACCTCACGGAGCCTATGCGCGACCTTGAGGAAATACTTGCCCCAATCACCATCGACTCAAACAAGTCGATAGGTTACATACACGCCCGCACCAAGGGCAAGATTGACTTCTGGACGATGGAGGATAGCCGCGCCGGTCGCGGACGTCACTACCATCTAGTGGTAATCGATGAGGCGGCATTCGCGAAGGGGAATGCCATGGAAGTTTGGGAGCGGTCTATCCGCCCCACCCTGGTCGATCATCGCGGCGCGGCCCTGGTTACGTCGAACACGAATGGCGTGGACCCCAGTCAGTTCTTCTGGCGTATATGTAATGAGCCTAAATTCCAGTTCACAGAGTTCCACGCCCCTAGCCGCAACAACCCATTCCTGCCCCCGGAGGAACTGGAGGAGCTTCAAGCTAAAAGCCACCCTCTAGTCTGGCTACAGGAATATGAGGCAGAGTTTGTCGATTGGCGCGGCGTTGCGTTCTTCAGCCTCGACAAGATGCTGGTCAATGGCGAGCCGGTCGATTGGCCAAAAATCTGCGACAGCGTCTTTGCCACTGTAGACACCGCGATTAAGTCCGGTAGCGAACACGATGGTACAGCGATCATCTACTGGGCGCTGATGAACGTGCCCGAGCCGCAGCTAATCATTCTCGACTGGGATATCGTTCAGATTGACGGCGCGTTCTTAGTTGAGTGGCTGCCCCAAGCGTTCCGTAAGCTAGAGCAATACACCCATCTGTTTCGCGTGCGCTTCGGCTATGGGTCCATCTTCATAGAGGATAAAGGCTCAGGCACCATTCTCTTACAGGCCGGAGAAGCACGAGGATGGCCCGTCGTGCCAATCGACGGCGAGATGGTGGCTAAGGGCAAGGACGAGCGGGCGATGGCGGTCTCAGGCTTCCATTACAACGGGTGGTGTAAGGTATCGCGCACAGCCTACGACAAGACCATGTTGTTCAAGGAACAAGAGCTGAATCACCTAATCACCCAGATCACTACCTTTCGGGTTGGTGACAAGGAAGGGTACAAGCGGGCCGATGATCTCTTGGACACTTACTGCTATGGGCTATCGATTGGGCTAGGCGGAAATCAGGGCTTCTGATGACGATCAACAAAAGGGCAATCGAATTTCATCGCCTTGCGGCGGCGGCGCTTTACGCTGCTGGGGATGCGCATGCCGCAGTGATTGATGCGAAGGATATCAAACAGGCTAGAGCGCTGGCAATTACAGCCCATCAATTGGGGTTGGAGGCAGCGCTGAAATCTGATACAGCCGCTGCGGCTACAGCAGGTGCGCCAGCCGCCAAGGAATGGGTCAATCCGCCGCTGCCCCAGCGAGCGCCCGACCCACCGCCAAAGAAGCAAGAGCCGGTAGAGGGGCCGGATAACCCGCGTGCCTGACAAGAACTCATACCTGGAGAGCACCGCGCTCGGAAACAGCCTTGAGGAAATCTTCCTCAGTGGCGACATTATCCCGGGCGACACGGTTAGCTACAGCGTCTGCAAGTCCATATTCCTTTACCATCCGCTGGGCTTCAAGATGGTCTGCGGCCCGCTCCAGCTGGCTATGTCTGAGGGGCGCGCGGTCACGGTTCCCAATTCCCCGGGCGAGCGGGTGGCGCAGGTCTTTCAGCAGCAGTGGGAAGAGATTAACGCCGACGCCTACATCTTCCAGACCATGGCCATGTCGCGGGTCTACGGGATTAGCTCCCTAGCCTTGTTGATCGATGGGGTCGCGCCAACTGAGCCGCTGGACCCCTGGTCATTGCCGGACGCCAATATCGCCTTCAACATTTATGATCCGCTTAATACCAGCGGCAGCCTAGTGTTGAACCAGCAGCCGATGTCTATGGATTTTATGAAGGTCCAGGAGATATCGGTTCAGGGCAATGCTTTTCACCGGTCGCGGGCGATCACGGTTCAGAACGAGTTCCCGGTGTACATTGCCTGGAACCCATCGGCATTCGGCTTCGTGGGCCGGTCTGTTTATCAGCGGGCGTTCTTTCCGCTGAAGTCCTACTTGAAGTCTATGATCACTGACGACATGATCGAGACTAAGGTTGGCGTGATCGTTGCTAAGATCAAACAGGCTGGGTCGATTGCCAATGCGGTTATGAAGGCTAGCGCGGCCTTTAAGCGCAACGTGGTCAAGGAGGCGGAGACCGGTAATACAATCAACATCACGCCGGAAGAGGACGTGGTGTCGCTTAACCTCCAGAATATGGATGGGCCCCATGCGTTGGCACGGCGCAACATCCTTGAGAACATTGCGACGGCGGCGGACATGCCGATCAAGATACTGGCACAAGAAGCGTTTGTGGAAGGCTTTGGAGAAGGTACAGAGGACGCGCGGGCGGTGGCTCGTTATGTTGATCGGGTTAGGATCACCACCGATCCTTTGTACAGGTTTTTCGATAAGATTTGTCAATATAGAGCCTGGAGTCCGGCTTTCTTTGAGAGCATGCAACAGGATTTCCCGCAGACCTATGGCGGGATGACCTATCGCGAGGCTTTCTATAAGTGGTCCAATTCATTTACTACAGAGTGGCCGAGCGTACTTGAAGAGCCTGAGAGTGAGCTGGCACAGCTAGAGGATGTAAAGCTCAAAGCAGTGATCGCGTTGATCCAGGTGTTTGAGCCTATCCTTGACAGCTCCAACAAGCTTGTACTGTACGAATGGGCGGCGGATAACATCGCTACCAACAAGGTGATCTTTAGCTCGCCGCTGGAGTTTGATTTTGAACAGCTGTCAGAGCACCTAGCTGATAAGGAAGAGCAAGAACAGGACATCCAAGACGCCCAAACGGAGGGGTTCCAGAACATGGGCGACCCCGATCAAGCGGGCGGCGGCGCTGGCGCTGGTGGCAGCGTCGAAGTCCCAGTCAAGATGGGCAAGGCAGACGCGCTGGCGTCACGCTTCGACAAGGCGGCGGCGGCGCTGGCTAAGATATCGCCGGATGCTCAAGACGTGATCCCGATTGGCAAGCTGCGTGACGCGTTGCTCAACAAAAAGAGGCGACGATAATGGCCGTTCACCAGCCAGTTGAATACAAGATTGTCCAAGTTACATTGCCGGCAGACGATGACGAGCTGACTGTTTTGTTGAACGACATGGGTGCAGACGGGTGGGTGTTGATCTTCCCCACCACCTTCAACACCAGCCGCCTCTGGTTCATGCGCGACACGGACCCGCCACCGACGCGACCGCCAGAGATTGTCGATATTCCCTACGCAATGGGGCCGACCGGCCAGCCGACCGCCTTTGTCGGCGAGAAGATTACCGTCACCGATGGCAATTGGGAAGGCGAGCCGCACACCAAAGAATATCTGTGGAAGCGGCGGGCGGCGGGCGGCAACGTCAATGCGTTGCCCGGCGCGACCACCAATGAATATATCGCGACCAATCAGGACGATAACTGCGGGTTGTTCTGCGTTGTCAAGGCGATCAATGCGCTTGGCCCCGGCTATACCGAGAGTAACGAGGTCGCGGTGACCAAGACCATAGTGGCGAAGGGGGTGCGTGATGGCCGCTAACAGCATCACTTCAGCGCAGGTTGGCACCGCTGTTGTGGCGGTGGCGGGCAGCCTGAAAGGGCTGGCGGTTACGCTGCCGATTGCGGCCAATGCTGATACCAAGACCCCGTTGATCCTGCTCGACTCAACAACTGGGTCTGGAGTGATCCTGTTTTCGGCTTTTCTTTCGGACCTTCAGTCGTTCATGTATGCGCTTAAACCGGCTAGCGTTCCACAGCCACCGGCTAGCCCCACGGCGCCAGTGGCGGGAACCGTGTTCACGGGGGTGTTACCCTTTACCCAAGGGCTGTATGTTAAGAGCTGTCCAGCCAATATGACGGTTACGGCCACCACATGAGTCTGCGTGACTTCCAGGCGGTGATCCGCGAGGCGGTCAAATATTTTAGCCAACACGGCTATACGTCTGAGCGGGCGCTGGACATTTGGTCAGAACGGATTGCTCAGGCGGCTAAGGAGACCCTGGTCAGCACCGAAGAAGCTAGTGCCCAGATAGCCCGACATCTAGCGGCGGTCTATGCCCGAATGACTCGTAAGGTGCCCAAGCACCTACAGGCGCTACAGAAGACACGATATGGGGCACGAATGGGGCCGGAGATGTACTTTCGCCGGGTGTCCACGTTTCCCGAGCTGGTGTACAAGATGCGTAATGAATTAGACCGGCGGATTGCTGCCAGTGCCGATCTGATCAAAATCCGGCGTGAGGAGAGCCTGGCAGCGACCATGCGTCGGTGGAGGGGTTGGGCGAGCAGCGTTCCTCCCGGCGGCACGCCCACCCCTCCTAGTAACGAAACCAATTTGCTATTGAAGGATTTCAGGAAAGTTCGATTTGAAACTAATCGACTCAACATTGATCAAGGACATAAGCTCAATTCATCCCTCAACGCCACTCTCGCTGAGAGCACCGGCGCAATTGCCGGCTTATGGCATTCGAACTGGAAGCAGCTCAATTACAACTATCGCCCAGATCACAAGGACCGTGATCTTAAGCTGTACACGATACGCGGCAACTGGGCGATGGTGCAGGGCCTCATGAAAGCGGGGCCGGACGGCTACGCCGATGAGATAACCCAGCCGGCAGAGGAAGTCTACTGCCGCTGTTGGTATCAGTACATCTACAACCTGGACCGGCTGCCTGAGGCCATGTTGACTGAGAAGGGTAAGAAGGCACTCCAAGCATTGAGCGATATTGAATCAGCGGCCTAAAGGAGACACTCATGGCTGAAGACAAGCAACCCGATAAGCCCGAGCGCCAGAAGATGGAGATGGGCGGCTCCGGCGTCGCCGAGGTTTCGTTCGCAGACGCTTTTGGCGGTGACGTCAAGATCAAGTCCGTGGTCTGGACCGCGACTGGTGCTGTGGCAGTGACCCCGGATGCGGACGACCCCACCACAGCCAACATATTCGCGTCGGGACCAGGCCCCGTGACGCTCACAGCAGTGGGCACGACCGAGACTGGCGCCTCAGCGACCGCGATCACTGAGATCATGGTCATCGAGAAGGACGCGCCGGTTACGGGTGAAATTGAAGTCACGGTCAAGGCTGCCCCGGCTAAACCCAAGGCACCGGAGCCCAAGGCACCGGAACCGCCAGTACGGGGGCAGCCCGCGCATCGGTAATGGCTACTCAGCTCACACCGAACTTCACCTTAGAAGAGTTCACCGACAGCCAGACGGCGGCGCGGCGCGGTATCCATAACGTGCCACGTCCGGCCAGTCAGGAGCACAAGAACCTTCAACGGATGGCCGAGGTTATGGAGCTGGTGCGTACCATCCTCGACGGCCATCCTATTTTGATCAGCTCCGGCTATCGTAGCCCAAAGGTTAACACGGCGGTCAAGGGCAGTAAGAGCAGCGCCCATATCCATGGGTTGGCGGTTGACTTCAGCTGCCCGGGGTTTGGTACGCCAATTGATATCTGCAAGGCGCTAGAGCCGCACATGCGTGAGCTGGGTATCGACCAGCTGATTCATGAATTCAATACCTGGGTGCATTTGGGCCTGAGCGCGGGTGAACCGCGCCATATGGCGCTGACCATCGATAATCGGGGCACGCATCATGGGTTTGTCTGATGCCCGACAGCACCCAAGTCTCGTCGCCCCAGCTTCCCGGCGGTGTCATCGTTCCGCCGCCGCCGTTCAAGTTCGTCGATTATCCGGCAGCGTGGGCCGTCACCTTCGCGGTGGTTGGGTCGATCATCTTGTTGCTGGTCACAGCGCGGTTCGACAACACCAAGGGCGCGTTGACTATCAGCCTTCTGATCATCTTGGCGTTCATTGGCGTACTCTTCTACAGTGTGACCGTGACGGTGCCTCGCGACGAGACGACGGCGGCGGTGATTGGCGCTCTTACGGCGGCGTTCGGCGGCGTGATTACGTTCTGGCTTAAGAACCGGGGCGGAGGCGGTAATGCCCCTGACTGAAAAGGGCAAAGAGATCAAGAGTTCCATGACGGAACAGTACGGTCCCGAGAAGGGCGAGGAGGTCTTTTACGCCTCCAAGAACGCAGGAAGGATCAGTGGCGTGGACACGAAAGCCGATCAGCAAGCCCAACCCCAGGCTGCTCAGCCGAAGCCCCAGCCGCAAGCGGCCCAGCCTCAAGCACAGGGACAGGGGCAGCAGCAAGCCCAGCAGCCGCCGGTTAAGGAGACCAAGACCACGGTTAAGGAACCGGCGGGCGGCGCAGAGGGTGAGCAGAAGCAAGACCCCAAGGCCACGCTCAAGGCGGCTGAGGATGAACTGGACGCACTGGAGCGCGAGCAGGAGCAATCGGAAGAGGGCCTGGGTCGCCAGAACGCGATTGAGGACCAGAAGAAGATCATCCGCACGCTGCGCAATGAGATGCGTGAGACTGAGCACAAGGAGCGTATGGGCGTTGCTGATGCCGTAGAGAAGTTGGAGTATCTTCAAGACAGCACACTGCTCATGAAGCACATCGGCGACGCCTGTGACAAGCTGGCTGACCGGATGGATGCATTTCAGGCGAAATCAGCGCGGGCCTAATGCTCAACGCTGCTGGGATCATCTTTCGCTCACCCCAGGGCCGCGTTCTATTGATGCGGCGCAAGGATGGGAAGTGGGACTACCCGGGCGGCGGCGCGGAGGGCGATGAGACGGCGGTTCAAACCGCCTTGCGTGAGGCGGTTGAGGAGACCAAATACTATCCCGGGCACGCGGGCCGGTTTCACGCGCGCCGGGTGCGCAATGGGGTCGATTACACGACCTTCCTTCGCGATTGTGAGGAAGAGTTCGTACCCAAGCTCAGCAATGAGCATACGGATTACATTTGGATTGATCCTAAGCGGGTACTGACCCAAAGCATTAACGCCCGGGCCGACGATGCTGCGTGGGAGGAAAGCGATCACCCGCGCGATGAGGACGGGAAGTTTGCGGGTGGTGGCGGTCATGTCTCCGCGACCCGGGGCGAGGGCGGCAAGCTAGAGGGCGCACCTGAGCATATCGCCAGCCTAAAGGTGCCGCCCGCATGGACCGATGTAACCTATGCTCAAGACCCGGGGGCTGCGCTCCTAGTCACCGGACGTGATTCTAAGGGGCGGCGGGTGTTCATCTATTCGGAGATGCACGCCCAGAAGCAAGCGGCGCTCAAGTTCGCACGGATCAATGAGCTGGATCAACAGTTCAAAACGGTGGCGAAGCAGAACGCGGCGCTAGCCAAGACCGCCGGAAAGCGGGACGTGGCCGACTGTCTGGGGCTGATCATGGCGATGGGCATTCGGCCCGGCAGTGATCGCGATACCAAGGCGGCTAAGAAGGCTTACGGCGCGACAACGCTAGAGGGCCAACACGTAGTCACCGAGGGTGATACAACCTATCTGCGCTACACAGGTAAAAAGGGCGTGGACCTAAACCTGCCAGTACCCAAAGCGTGGGTTAAGGCACTACAGGAGCGGGCGGATAAGGCGGGGCCAAGCGGGCGATTGTTTGGTGGGGTGACCGATGCGATGTTGCGTGAGCACGTCCATAGTCTCGATGGTGGCGGGTTCACAACCAAAGATTTCCGCACCCATCTGGGTACGTCAACAGCCACCGAGCTGGTGGAGAGGATGGACGTACCCAAGACCCAGGCGGAATATCGCAAGGCGGTTATGGAAGTGGCTAAGAAGGTGTCTTCTGTGCTAGGCAATACACCGGTGATTGCCCTCCAGAGCTACATCAATCCTAGTGTATTCGGGGCCTGGAAAGCTGCCGCATGAACCAGGTCTTCTTTGGCGATGCTGAAAAGCCTCTGCCCGATTGGCGCAAGGAGCCGGATGAGCCGGACCCGGACGATGAGGAGCTAGGGGCCACTCCACCGGATGTGGTGGCGATGCTAGGCTTCGATCCATTGGACGTGGCCCGGGCCGATGCGACATGGGAAGAGGGCGAACACCCGCGCGACGAGGGCGGCAAGTTTACCGCTGGGGGCGCGAGTCAGGCCCCGGGTGTATCTAAGCCCAAACCGGGCAGCTTTCTCTACACAGCCAAGCCGCTGCCTGAGCATGTAGAGCATAAATACAGGGAAGAGGTTCGACAGGTTAAGGCGCTGCAGCCTGAGTTCGTGGCTAAGATGCGCCAATATCACGAATCACTCCAGGCGTTCAAGGGGCTAAAGGCGCGGGCCAATTCCCCAGAGGGTACGTGGGAGGATTGGGAAGCGGTTCAGGCTCATAAAGACCGCCACGGACAGATTACCCGCGATATGTACAATATGGAGCCGCCCGGTTACTTCAAGAAAGTGGCGGCGCTAAGGAAGCACGACACCGATCTGCGGGTGATCGAGAGGACAGTCAAGCCGGTCAAGGCGGAGACCTTGAAGATAGCCAAGCAGTTGGGCTTTCCGCCGGAGCAGGTCAAGGTCCAGTATGAGGATCGTTTTTTCACTCTTGCTGGGAAACAGCGCAATTACGCCGGTTCGGCGGATGTTTCGCAGGGCGGCAAGGGCAACATTACAATGTACGCCCGACAGCTGATCCCGGGCAAGACGGTGGCAGCGGTTGCGGCCCATGAGATACAACACATCCGCTATGCCAACTTCCAGCAGAAACGGCTAGAGCAATACAAAGAGGTTGTGCGCGAAGCCAGTCAACATGGGCCGATGGGTGATACCAACCCGATAATGGATTGGACCGGGGTGCTCAAGCCGCCCTATGATACAAAATACCCGGAATGGGCTGCCTGGGCCGCACAGAAGCAAGAATGGAAGAACGCCAAGGTGCCCGATGCGTTTAAGGGTGACAAGTTGTTGGCCGCGTCAGACGGGGTAACACCATACAGCGAGGAATGGTGGGACAATTACCATAAGAACCCATCGTCCTCCACGTTTGAGTCAGCGGTCCATGAGACTTTAGCCGAGATGATGGCGCAGGAGTACAAGACCGGGTTTTTACCCAGCCACTATTGGTCGGGGCCGTTACCACGCCATAACCAGTCGCCTGAGTATCCAGAGGGCTTCGCCACCCACGAGGGGATTGAGGCGGTGGAAGAAGAGGGTACAAAAGCGTGGCGTAAGCTGTATGCAACCGTGAATGCGGCAGCCAAATGATAGAGCGCACGATCATTGATGGGCGCGTGGCCAGTGTAGCCTATCTGACCGATGACTTTCAACCGGCGGGTATTGAGACCGCTACCTTGCTTAAGATCATCTTTGATGATGGAATGGTTGCCTTTGCGCGGAACAGTGATGCCGATCTGTCTGAGGCTGAGATGGATGAGCTCCTGGAAAGCCTGGGGCTGACGGATGAAGATTGACCTGCTTCCCGGGGTGGAGGTTGCGTTACGCCGTCTGTCGATGACCGAGATGGACGTGGCGGAGGCGATACGGGATGGCGAGCTTGCCTCTCCGCAGCAGTTTGAGAACGCGACACTCGTAGACATGCGGATCAGCGGGACTGGCATCTCGTATCGCCCTAAGCTCAAGGAGTGGGTGTACAGGCGACCGGAGATTTATCTGACTGATACATTCTTGAGACGGTGTCAGGGCATTCCAGTCATCTATGAGCACCCTGATAACACGGTGCTGGATTCAAAGTCCTTTACCAAGCGCATCGTGGGCGTGATGCAGCTGCCCTACATAAAGGGCGAGGATGTCTGGGGCATTGCCCGGGTTTACGACAAGGAAACTGTTAACGAACTGACTAGCGAACCGCTATCCACGTCACCCAGTGTTGTATTCCGCGACCCGACAGTTAACTATGAGGTCGAATTGGATAGTGGGGAGACGCTGTTAGTGGAGGGTAATCCCAGCTACCTTGATCATCTGGCGATCTGTGCTAATGGGGTCTGGGATAAGGGCGGCGACCCCACAGGGGTTCGTGTAGACAGCGTTGATCCGCGCATGCTAGCGATTGCGGACAGCATCGACAATTTGGAGCGACGGTTAACCCGTCATCTGATAACCCGGGCCGTTGGGCGTCTGGAACGGCGTATCGAGCAAGTGGAGGCCAACTATGGCTGATCGTAAGGATGAAGGCGGTGGTGGCGAGCCCATCGATAAGGTGCTGTCGAAGCTCGACGCGCTAGGCACGCGCATGGATGCCTTGGAAACGGGTACAGGCCACAAGAACCCGCTCAAGGGTGACGCGGCTGAGGAAGACAAGGACAAGGAAGAGAAGGGCGACGAATTTCCGCCCAAGGACAAGGAAGAGAAGGACGACAAGAAGGGCGACGCCAAGAAGGACGAGGGCGAGCAGGAAGAGGGCAAGAAGCCCCCACCGGTTGCGGCCGACAAGAAGGGCGACGCGGGGTCCGCGCCTCCGGCGGCAGCCACCGTCGCGCCCGACAAGAAGGGCGATGCTGAAGAGGACAAGAAGGAGGACGAGCGGCGTGACGCCGCTATCGCGGACGCCGCCAGCCGCAACACCAAGCTGGAGCGTCAGCTGGAGGCCCAGGCCAAGGAAATTGTGCGCCTCACGGCTATGATGAAGCCGCGCAGCGATGATGAGCACGCCGCGTTCGCTGAGGCTCAGGCCAAGGCGGATAGCGTGTTTATGGGCTTCGGCAAGGCTGCGCCGCGCCCGCTGGAGGGGGAGGCGCTGATCAATTATCGTAAGCGCTTGGCCACTCTCCTCAAGCCCCATTCAGCAATCTGGAAGTCGGTCAAGTTCAGCCAGCTTCCGGAGGAGGCGTTCTCCATTGCTGAAGCTCAGGTCTATTCGGATGCGGCGGTAGCAGCCGCGTCCCCGACCGATCTGGGCGACGGGGAGCTGCGCGAGGTTAGCCGCACCGACCCGCGTACCGGCCAGAAAACCAATGTGTTCTATGGTCGTGACAGCTTCGTCAAGAGCATGGGACGCCCTGCGCGCCGGGTGGCCAGCTTCCGCACCCAGTTCCCCAACTAAAGGGGGAACTGGCCCTCTAATACAGGAACCAATCTCATGGCATTTCAGTTCAACCCCTATGTCCAGACCAGTGCGGCTGGAATGTTCAACATTGAATCCGATGGATTCGTTGTTGGCACCGCTATGCCTGACCCGTCTTCCCGCAACTGGTTGGCGGGCGGCTGGTTGGCGGCCACTGAGACGCTACCGATGTTTGGCGGTATCGCGATCAGTGAAAACGTTCCGCAGGAGCGTCCTCCGGTCAGCCGGATGGATACGGCTCTCGGCGGGGCCATCATCCGCGCTACCGTCAACACGGCCACTAACGCTGCGGGTAGCATCACAGGCTTTAGCGTGTTCGACCAGAATTATGCCATGGTCAATACGCCCCAAAGCCCGTGCCCCAGTGTCCAAGCCGGGGGCCTGGTCAACTTCTACCGTCTGGGCTCACAGGCCCGGGTGGCGCTGGCAATCGACCCGACGTTGATCTCTTTGGAGGGCGGTATCATTACGGCTCAGGTGAGCTGGGATGTTACTAACCAGAAGATCATCGCCTTCGCCACCAATGCTCTGCCGGTCAAAATCCTTGCGATCAAGGCCAGTAACTGCATGGTCCCGGTCTACACGTCTGGTACTGGACAAGTGACCTGGAATTACAACGGAGCAGCGGCGCTCTGCTTGCTGTGATTTGAAACTAGGCCGGGGCCAACTCTGGCCTGAGTCAGGAGTGTGATAGATGGCTACGATTTCCCCGTCCTTTGCTCAGGTGCATCCGTCATACACGATGCCTGAGACACTGATGCCTTATACACAGGCGTCAGGCGCGTTCGAGTTGCTGGCAGACGGTGGACCTATGGTCCGGCTGGCTGATGGCGATTTGTATGCTTACATCAAGCGCATCGACGTTCGCACCCGTATGGCTGCGGGCCAGAGCGCCTATAACCAATTGCCCGGGGTGTCGTTCGCCCTTGGCCAGATCAGTGCGCCGTCTTATCTCTTGCGGGTGCGCGCCGAGTATGACCACCACGACACGGCGGCCATGGCTCGTTGGGGTATCTCGATTGTTGAGGCCCACCGCCTTGGTATGCGTCAGGCTGCGTTCCAGATCATGCGTAACGGGTTGTTGTATGGCTTCAACCCAACCAATGGTGAAGGCTTGCTCAACGCAGCCGGGGCGACGTCCATCCCGCTGCCCCCTGACAGCGCCAGCAACGCGACCGTGGTCACTTACGACAATGGTCAAATGGCGTTCTTCATCATCGCCCAGATCAGTGCGATCAAGACCCGGACTAACCAGCTGGGGATTGGCCACAAGTTCGTGATCGTGGGGCCGCAGCGTACACTGGGCGCGTTCGAGTACCAAAACATCGTCCAGCTGACCAGCTATCAGCGCCCGGGCGCGGGTTCGACTAGCACCGCCGGTCTCATCAAGGATGTTCTGGAAATGAACGATGATGAGATTTACTGGGGCTATGACGACACGCTCATTGGTAAGGGCGCGGGCGGTAACGATGCGGTGATCATCGTCATGCCCGAGGTGGAACAGCCCAAGGGCCAGAGGATCAACACCAACGAGTTCGCCAAGTTGACGCCCTCGATGGAGGCTTGCACGCTGATGCTCTGCGATATGGCGGCACCCAAGGAAATCCCGGTTCCGCTGGCGGGCGGCGCCATCGACGTTCTTGCTGAGATGCGTACGACTTCCGGCTGGGGTGTTCGCCCGGAGGCCATTACCGTCATCAGCATGCAGTACTCTTAAGGGGCCGCGATCCCCACCATTGTGGTGCCTTTGAGAGGCACCCGCTGCCCTGTCGCGGAGGGCGGCGGGTTCGCTTTTTATCCCCGGGAGGGAGAGTGTGACTCATCTGTATGTAGCTAATGTAACTAAGCAGATTGTTCAATTTGCCTATCGCGTGCCAGAGCGACAGGGCGTGGTTATCCAGCCGATACCGATTGGGGGCCAGGTTAGAATTACCCCGTTGGGCGGCAAGGATGATCTGTCGACCCCTGAAATTGACGCAATCATCGACCAGCACCGCAAATACGGTCTGGTTCCTGTGGAGGAGGTTGACAACAGCAAGAACCCGTTCCACGGCATGTTCTACTCAGTGGGCAAGCCAATCTCAGTTGAGCGCCTTCATAAGGCGATGAAGCGCACTGAAGAGGCGCTGGAGGAACAGGGCAAGCAAATGCGTCAGGAGGCCGCAATCGCGGTCAACAACCAGATCGAGAATACCATTGGGGAGAACCTCAAGCGGCTGGAGATGAGTATCACGGAGGAAGAGCCGCGAGGCGGCTATCCCGAGGATCATGAGCCGTTAGGGGAGGGCGTGCGTGTAATGCGCGCGGAGGACACCGGAGGCACAACGCTGCCGTTTATCGGGCGCAGCGGGCGCGGGAGGCGCAATGGCTGAGGTTCTAATCCGCCCGCGCACTGGCCGCACCGCCTACGCGTGGGCCGCTGAATACCCCAACTTCCCGGACTTTCAGGCGTGGGTCCAGTACATGATGGGTGTGCCCGCGTCGGACATGCCCGACGTGCCTACGCTGGAAATGGCCTACGATGAGTCGTTGAATCTGGCTCTCGATGATCTGGCTACCATCCCCAATCAGCCGGGTTCGCCATCCCTGTATGCTCTGGCGGTCTATAACCTGGCCGGAGCCATTCTGGTCGATATCGTTCAGGATACACCGCCATCAACATTCTGGTCTGATCTACGAAACAAGTTCAATGTGGCGATGTTTTCGTTCAGCATCGTTACCGGCGCGGGCGATCAGGGTACATCGAAGAGTGCTATGGTGCCCCTCTTTGTTCAGGGCATGGGTCCGTTGGATATGTGGATGTACCAGACGCCGTGGGGCCGGCAGTACATGATGATTGCCGGGGCCTGGGGCGCGATCTGGGGCATCTCATGATTCTGGTTCTGGGCGTTCACGATATGGCCTATGCAGCCCAGTTTCATACCAGTGCTGGTAAGCCTAAGCGTGGCGTGTCGAAAGCCCAAGCCGCTTATGGTAAGGGCCAGACCACGGGTGATGTTGCCCAGATACTAGAGGCGCGCTATCATATTATGCGCACGTTTGTGGATATGAATAAGGACGATATCGTCCAGGCTGTTGAGTCCTCGATGCTGGGGGCCGTGGTCAATATCGTCAACGGACAGCCCGGGCCAATTAACCCGGGCGCACAGGCCCTGTCGGATATCGAGAACAAGTTCAAGGAAAGCCTGTCTCAGCGGGCCTACGATGGTTTGAAGGGGGTACCAACCCAGGCGGCGGAGCGCGGGGTGTCGCATCGGTTTAAGAAGCCTTACGCGCGGCGCGCGGCGCGGCCCAGCTTTATCGACACTGGTTTGTACCAGTCGTCATTTACCACGTGGATGGAATGATCTGGTTTCTTGTCGTCATCGTTCACGCCACCAACTGTCCGGGTAAGTGCGGCGATGTTCCGGCTGTAGTCATCCAGATGCCATCCCAGGATGTCTGCGTGGCCGTTAAACAGGCCAACCCCGATGTTCCGCTTGATTGTTGGGGTAAGCCCGGACCTGGAGCACCAAAATGACCCTTGGTCTCGCCTTCTGGATCTTGATGCTAATCTGGCTCGTGTTCGGAGTGTTCGTCCGGGTGGGCTACGTTGGCGGTCCTTACGCACCCTGGGGCGATATGGTGCTCTGGTTCATCTTGTTCGTCCTGCTTGGGTGGGAAGTGTTCGGAGCACCGTTACACAAATGAGCATTGGCACCCTTCTTGTCATTATCCTGATCATCATCCTGCTGGGTGGTCTAGGGGGGCCTTATATTGGCGCACCGTACGGGTATGGTTTTGGCCATGGCGGGATTGGTGTTGTGGGTATTATTCTTATCGTACTTGTTATTCTACTGTTAACAGGAAGGCTGTGATAAATGGCTAAGGAACCGTGTTCACCGGTTAACAAGCCGGGTGGTCCGCAGGGGAAGCCGTCTAAGCTGCCCCAGAAGCCGCTGCCCAAGTCACCGGGCGCGAAGTCCAATCCATCGTTAAAGAAGTAAATGCCCTCTGTAGCTGATGTCCTTAAGGCCAAGCCGCCGCTTGCTGCTGATCTGGCGGCAGCGGTCAAAGACCTATCGTCCAATCAGGAAATTGCGTTCGCGCTCTATCAGCTCTATATCAATCCTCTTGATGGAATGAACTACTGGATACGGGTGCCGTCCGATCAGGGCACCGTGACCACCGCCGGTCTAAGGCTGCGGGCGGGATTAGCCAGTCAGACTAAGGCGTCGGGCGAAGCTATCCAGATTGTACCGGGGAATCAGCGCACGTCTATCATTGGCGGGCGGATTACCAATCCGCTTAGTGTCGTGGATCAGGGCATTGACTTCCCGCACGTGGACCCGTTGTTGCCCTTTGGCGACCCTCTGATGTTCCCGGACCCGAATGCGACACCAGCGGAAAGCCTGTTTGTAGACTTCACCGGGCCGGCATCATCCAAGTCCACCGCCACAACAGTTGAGCTGTTGCCCGGGGAGGAAATTGAGGTTCCGGCTGGAACCCCGGCTTGGGCGAACGCCCTAACCGGCGGCCATAAGTTCACTGTGGTGCTGTACGAGACGGCGGCACAGGTGAGCTTGCCCACGGACGTAAAGGTCATGGGGTCGTTCCATTACGACAGTATGACCGAGCAGCGGGCTGATGCGACGATTGACTCTAACACGGTCGTGTTTACGTCGCTCAGTGAAATTCAGCCGTTCAATGAGGTGGGGCCGGATTTCCTCTACATCGCCAGCTATCGCAATATCCGGTTTGCCTTTGTCTCGCGCGGCTATCTCTATGAACAGGCAGACCTGTACCATTACGTGGGCAAGGCGATCTACAGCATTACAGCAACGCAAGTTGTCGATGACATAAATACATTCGACCCGGAAGTGTTTAATAGCAACTCAATTCCGATCTGGATGTACATGAACTACTACGTACCGCCGTATCCTGGCGGTCTGGTTTGCCCGTTTGAACTCTTTCCGGCGTTCCTGGTCGATGACAATAAGCCCACCCCATTTGGTTCAGTTCATGTAGAGCGGACAGAGGCACTTCAACCGGTTCCTCTATTGGGGCGACGCATGGAGGCGGATCAGCTGTGCCGCGACCGCGTGATCATTCACATATACGGCGCTAGCAATCGGCTGGCTTCGGATTTCCGGGAGTTTGTCGAGCAATACTCACGGGACTGGAGTAAAATCGGGATTGCGACCGCCGGGGCGCTCACAGATTTGAACCAAGTTCAATCTGAGCTTCAGGTCATCGCCCAGCGCAAGTCGATCACCTTCGAAGTCAACTATCTCCAGTCAGTTAGCCGCGATCTGGCGAGGCAGTATATCATCAAGGCTAAGTGCCAATTTTACCCGGCGCTACCCGCGCTGGGCTATGGAGTGGACCCCTATGCCTCAAACGACATATATGCCGCTGTTTCTGGCTAGCTATGGTATTCTAGCTAAGGCTCAGAAGCCGGGTGGGGTGGTGATTTCGACCACGCTTGTACCCGGAGCAACCCCCAATGTGCTAACCCCGGCGTCAGCGGAAAAGACCGCTCCCGCCAAGTCCAAGAAGTAAAAGGAGAAAACCATAATGGCAACCATTAGATTGAGGCCGGGTGAAACGGCCCTCGTAGTAGCAACTGATCCCAGCCTTGAGATTGGTGGCGGACCGATGCCGGGCTACGGCGACAAGCCGGTTGATCCTGGCTACGGTATTGATCTCGGTCTTGGCATCTGGGGTCCGACCGACCCGCGACCGACCAACCCCATCGTGCTGCCGATCCCGGTCCCGCCGCCGACGCAGCCGACTGAGCCGGTTGACCCCGGCTACGATATCGACATCGATACTGGCTATGTGCGCCCTGAGCACCCGATTGTGCTGCCGCCCACACCGCCGGGTAAGCCAGCGATCAATTGGGAGCTTAAAACGGGTTGGACGCCGGTGACTGGTTGGGTTGTCTTCGCCGTGCCAACTGGCCCGACCCCGACCCCGTCAGCGGCGCGTAAGTAAAGCCGCTTTCGCCTCTGACTCCATTGAGTCAGGGGCGACCTTCATTTGTTAAAGGAGGCTACCATGCCCACCATCGGAATTGCGCCTGTTTCACACGGCGACCGCCGCGCCGCTAACCGGCGTATGTGGCGCCATCCGCGCGGCCCTAGCCTTCGTCCGCTGCCCGATGGCTTACAGACCAGGGCGAAAGGTTACGTGGACCCGGCGACAGCTCCGCCGTTTGCGGGGGTGCACGATATCCCGGTGACGCAGTTCTCTCAAGACCCCAACTCCATCGTCACCGTTCAAGTCCAGACGATTCAAGCCCCCACGCCCAACACCTATCAGCAGACCGGGTGTCTGGTGTCGTTTGGGGCCACCAGCATCGCTAAGAGTGATGCGGCCGAGCTGACCCAGTGGAGTGATCTCAGTGACGTCATCATTGGTGCAGCTCCGGCAGCGTCTGTAGCGTGGGCGGCGGGTCTGGTCACACTGACCACGGCTGCGCCTCTGTCGGCGCATTACGCGCCCGGGGATACTCCGTTTATGACCGTGTCCGGGTTCGTGCCCGCTGCCTATAACTACAGCGGCCCGGTGACAATGGTCGACAGCGCCACATTCACTTATCCGTGCGTCACTGACCCGGGTCCGGCAACCACGGTTGGAACCTATATGCCGCAGGGCGCGATTGAGCTGTCGCAGATGGCGACAACCTTTTTCGACCAGGGCAACATGGTTTCGGTCTGGGTATTGGAGTTGGGCTACGGTGCGACTTCCGCCGCCAACGCGACGGCGCTCCAGGGGTGGCTGAACGTCAACCCCAAGGTTTTCTGCGGCTATCTGTTGCCCCGGTCTTGCGGGTCTAATCAGACATCCATCCAGGCTTTCGAGGCGCTGTTCAAGCAATATCAGAACCCAGAGGCGATGACGTACTTCTGGCTGACGGTTGGGGCTGGCGTGATTACAACCCTCGACAAGACCTACAAGTGCGTTATCCAGCTAGCGGAGGCCCCGTCTGTCACTGATCTTGCCCAGTCGAACGCCACCAACCCGAATGGTGAGTTCACGATGGCGGCCATGTTCTACAATGCCATGGCGTTTCGCCCTTCGCAGATCAATCGGGTCGCTCCGATGGCGTTCAAGTATTTGTACGGCGTCACGGCCTATCCGACCAAGAACAATGGGCCTTTGCTCAAGTCCTTTAAGACCAACGCCACCAACTATGTGGCCACTGGCGCGGAGGGTGGAGTTTCCTACAACATCGTCTACGAGGGCGTGACCAAGGACGGTCAGGATTACTTCAACTGGTGGTGGACTATCGACTGGGTGCAGATCAACATCAATTTGAACCTCAGCAACGCCATCATCAACGGGAGCAACAACCCGTTCGCGCCGCTCTATTACAACCAGGACGGCATCAACTTCCTGGAGACCAATCTGTTTAACACTATGCTCTCGGCTTCGACCCTGGGCATGGTGCTGGGGCCGATCACCATGACCGGGTTGAACCAGCCGGATTTGCAGAACAACATCTTGCTGGGTGTGTTCGAGGGCATGTGCGACGTGAATGCGGTGCAGTTTGTCGATTACGTCAACGCCAATCCGAGCCACTACAAGATTGGGGAATACGACGGGTTGTCAGTGCTGTTCATCCCGGCGCGCGGCTTCATCCATATCATGGTCAGCGTCACGGCAACCGATCTGGTCACCATCTGACGCGGGCCGTATGAGGAGACGGGAAAATGACAGCGTTTGTCGACCAAGGCCAGCTCAACCGCCTCAGCGCCCAGGTGGTTTTTGCTACAGTCCAATCGAACGGGCAGCCCCTCACTATCCCGTCTGCTTACCTGGGCACGGAGGGTATTCGGCTGGCGCTGGATAGCAACGCCACCGATCTGTTGCCCACGATGACCGGGATGGTAAGTTCGCCCGCGCCTTATCAGAGCTGCACGCTGACGATGGCCATCGTCAAATCGGCGGCGGCGCTAGCGAACCAGCTCATGCAGATGATGCAGAAGGGGTCGACCATCATCGGCAACGTCACGGTCTACCCCGATGTGCCGCCCAATATCCTGCAGCCATTCAATCTGATGAACATGGCGCTGGAGACGGTGCGTGAGATGAACTTCGCCGGCACGGAGCCAGTGATCGTATTTACGATGCGCGGGTACATGCAGGTCAACCAAGGGTTCTTTGGTGATCCGTAAGCGTTGAATAAGGTGGTGGGAAATGGCTGAGGTTGTCAAGCTGAATCGAAAGCTTAATGTTGTATTGCCGCCGTTCACGACTGAGAAAGGCCTGGTTTACGTCTATTCGACCCCGATTGCCCTGCCCGTGTTCCGCGAGCACTACCGCATGCTCGGACGCACGTTCACAGAGATTCAGCGGTTAGGGTATGGGCCGATTACCGGGCCGTCCTTAGCCAGCTATGTGCTCCGGGATGAGGCCAAGGCTTTCGGCGACGAGGCCCACAGTGAGATGCTAATTCAAGAGGTCAAGCGGCTATCCTTTGTCGTTTACCCGGGCGACCGGGGCTGGGCTAACATGCCGCTGGGAGAGGCGGTCAAGCGGAGTATCCTGTCGGAAGAGCAAGGGGATGAAGCGGAGAACTTTCTTGTATATTTTACTTGCGCCTCCTGGATAAAACTGCCCAGCGAGGCGATAGCGATGGAGAGCCTCCGCACACTCTGGCAAGCGCAAATTACATCCTCGACTGTTACGGAGTTTATGAGTTCCTTGCCGACATCGACAACGGAAGAGAATACTGGCGAGACAGCTGTGACCCCGTTACCGGAGAAGCCACGGTTGTCGGTTCCTGCCTAAGCTGGATTGTTGAAATTGCTTTTAAGGAGTTCATGGGACAATTTCTGTCCAAGGACAGTAACATAGGATTCACAACCGCAACGGAATGGCGGAATAGGTATTTTCTGCAACTGTTGAAGGCGACCAATGGCTGACACGGCTATTCTGAGGGTCGATGTCGCTTCCACCGACTTCGACAAGTTCAAAACCTCATTTGACCAATACGCCAAGACGCTCCAGAGCACTCTGGACACTTGGGCGAAGATCACAACTGAAGTTAAGGCGGCTTCAGCGGTGATGACCAACATGGCAGCGCCGGTTGCGCGCTCCACCGCCAATCTCCAAAAATTCACGCAGCAGTTCCAAGAAACGGCGAAGCATTCCTCCGCCATCAAGACCAATGTTGAGTCAATCACCAAAGGTCTGGTGAGCTGGAAGACGGCTGTCGGTTCGACCTTGGCCCTGTTGGGGATTGGTGCTGGCGGTCTATTTGGTTTGACCTCGCTGGTCAATTCGACGGTGAGTGACCGTGCCCGGGCGTTGGCTACTGGCGTCGGCTACGGTCAATTCCGTGGGATGAATGCCGGGTCGTTCCCGGGCGCGGGCGCGGCTATGTCGGGCTGGGGCACGGCGAGTTGGGACCCAACCTCTGGCGCCTACCGGGGCGCGCAGACGCTGTTTGGCGCGGGAACTAACCAACAGCTGTCGCGTCGTGACCCGATGGCGATGATGGATGCGCTGGACAAGGCGACCAAGTATCTTGGCCAGTTCGATGAGAAGATGCGCGGCGCTATCGCGGCCACTTCCGGCCTCAATGACCTGTTGGGGCCGGAGGCGCTGCGCACCTGGATGGCGCTTAACAATGAGGAAAAGGAGGTCAGGCGCAGGGCAATCAAAGCGGCGGGTGACGCGGCGGAGGCGGCTGAACAGGCCAATATCAAGTGGGCAACATTCAACATCAAACTAAACTCGGCAGCCTCTATCATTCAGGACACCCTGATTAATAAACTCTCGCCGTTGGCCAAGCCGTTAGGAGATTTGAATGAAGCGCTTTTGAAGGCCTTCCAAGTTTTTATGGAAACGGAGGGCGTTCAGACAACTATCAAGAAGTTTGGTGATGAGCTTCAAAGGTGGGCCGATTGGCTTAAAACTACAGAGGGTCAAGAGAGCTTCAACCGGTTCATGGAGAATATGGGCAAGGCAGCGACGATCCTTGCTACTTTTGTCGACACTATCGCCCGTATCATCAGATTGGTAGCCCAAAGTCCGGTTGGCCAGTTTGCTGGAAAAGTATTGGGTGCTGTACCCGGTGCGGTCCAGGGGCTGGAGAAGGAAGGTATTGGCACCCCTCATTTCGGCCCGATGACCCAGGACGATAAGGACCGCAATCTTCGATTGGGCTATGATAGATATGGGGCGAAGATTAATCCAGATGGATCCAGCGCCAATTTTCCCAATCCTGGCGATGCGCTAAAGGCCACTACAGATCCCAAGGTTCAATCGACACCATGGTACAAACAAAAGAATTTCGGCTTTGGCTGGGGTAAGTCCAACAACGACCCATCGACCCCCGGCAACGCGGCAGCGACACCGGGGCCGTCTATGGCGGCGTTCTCGGTTGGCGGTCAGAACGCGGTGCTTGGCGAGCGGATGATGCAGTGGTTTGGTCAGGAGTCAATGGCCACCCAGCAAGCCGCTGATGCCGCTGAGCGCCGCGATACCAAGCTAGAGCGGCTGTTGGTGTCGATGGAGAATTGGTTCCGGTCGAATAGCGGGAAAGCCGCTGGCGGCGGCGCGGGTGGCACTGGCGTTTACGGTTCGAGTTTTGGCGGCGCTATCGGCCCGGGCGGGCAGTTGCTAGGCGGGGGCAGCGGAGCTGGCGGAGGAGGGGGTCCGGCTGGCGCGGGCGGGTCTGGTCCACATAGCGCGTCAGGATCAGCGGGCGGGCCGGGAGGCGGTGGCTCTGGATCATTTATCGACGCCGTGGCGAATATCGAAAGCAACAACCGCAATATCAAGCAAGGCGTAGTGGACGTCAACACCCGGAAAGGCACCCCGGCGGGCGGCTATTTCCAGATCATCGACCCAACATGGCGCCGATACGCGGCAGCGGCTGGAGTTGATGTTAACAAGTATCCCACGGCCATGAGCGCGCCGCGTGACGTGCAAGCACAGGTCGCGGCGCAAATCCCCGCCAACCAATTCGGGCCGCGTACCCAGCGAATGCTCCATGAGCAGTTTGGGGCCTTCGACACGCGCAAGACCATTGGTCAGCTCAATGAGCAGTTTGGAGGTTCGGGCGGCGGAGGTCAGGCGGGAGCATCGGCCAACAGCACAAGCGAGATCAGAGGCCCGGGCGGCGGCAACGCGGCGGACGCCAATGCGCTCTTGGCTCAGGTCAAGGCCACCCACCCGCACCTGAGCAATGAGCAGTGCGTGACCCTTGTGCGCGAATACACGGGTATGGGGGGCACGGTCAAGGATTGGCGCAAGGGCCAGAACGTGCTGGGCGGCAACATGAAGGTGGGTACGCCTATCGCCACGTTCATGAGCGCCAGCGGCAAGCAGAGCGACCGCTACGATGCTGGCGGTATCGGTACCCCGGGCGCGGGCACGAGCCACGCGGCGCTATTCGGCGGCTATACACGTGATAAGGACGGCCAGATTACCGGCATCAACGTGATCGAGCAGTACGCCTACAGCGGCAGACCCGGGCAGCAGAAAGGGCCGCACATTCAGCATTATGGCGTGGGCGGGTACGGTGAGCACGGGGCGGAGAACTATTTCGGTATCCAAGGCCCAGGCGGCGGTAAAGGGCAAAGGACGGCTTCGCTTAACGGGATGGACAACGATAATTGGCAACAGAAGCCTATTCACAATGTTCAGATCCACAACAGGACCGGTAGCGATGTGAACATTGCTGCCTCGACTGTAATGGCAAGTTCATGAGATATTACGCCATCAAGATTGATGGAGCGCCAGCGGTGTTCAAGCCGGTGGATGGCGCGCCTGTGGCAGGAGCCCAGTTCAGCAGTGTTGCGGATGTCGGCTACGGGCAACAGAATGATCCCGGGGCGCTGCGCTGTTTGCTACGTATCGAGATGGTTGATATTTCAACAGTTACCGCCAATTCATTCGTGCGTCTGTACGGTGTAGACATAGAGATGTTGAAACAGGCCTCCAACCTGACCGGCAAGAACATTCAGATTTATGCCGGGTTCTGGCCGGGTCTGCCCCTGGCCACGGAGGAAGCCCCTTATGCGGGCGCGATTTATTGCGGTACAATCTGGCAGGCATTCGGCAACTGGCAAGACGATGACATGACCCTCGACATGTTGCTCAGCGCCGGCAACACCGCCAGCGGGGCGGGGGACGCTCCTGCGGATAGCGGCGGCGGGTTTCAACCATCACCGCTGACCCCGCCAGTAGCGCCGTCACGTTTGAGGAGCCGACAGCGGGGAGTGGGGAACCTACGTTCCCCTTCCCCGCATCGCGGGCGGGTATCGGCTCAGCCGCGTGACGATGGCGGTGGAGGCCTGAGCGGCATAGCCGACAGCATCGGTCAAGCTGTCTCGGCGGTGGCCTCGTCGTTCGCAGCGGGTGCGGGGTGGGGGTCTACACCGGCCAATATTATCCATAATTGGAACCCGGGGGACTTGCTTAGCAACGCTATGCGGCAGACCTTAACCAAGGCTTTCCCTTGGTGCACTATCGATATCGGGATTGCCGACGTGCTCAAGAACCCGGGCGCAAAAGACGGCGGCTTCTACAACTCACTAGAGCAATTTGCTGCGTTTGCTAAGCAAACCAGCTTATCGCTGATGAGCGGTAGTCAGGGCGCGGCGGGTACAATGTCTTCGCTGGTTGGGGCGATGGCCAAGGGGTCGAGTAACGCAGGGCTGCAAACGCTATCTGATGCGCTGGGTGCTGCGGGAAAGAACGCACCTGGGTCTGACGATTACAAAGGCATACGCACCTTTCTTCGATGTCAGCGGATCATCGCCACCGATAACAACCCGATTAACGGAGTTCATCAGGGTCCAACGCTCAAGTTTGAAGAGCTAATTGGCCAGCCGACATGGCTTCAAGTCAACACCGTTACATTTCGCACGCCGATGCGCTCTGACATCTATCCGCCGCTAACGGTTACACTACCGCCTGATACACTAGAGTTTGTGAACCCCTCGCTAGAAACTAGCCAGGTGGGGATAAAATCGCTAAACATCAACTTCGCTAATCAGCCGGTTACTCTACAGCAGGTGACTATAATCGGGGATAGCCGCCATCCGGACGGGTCATCGTGGTCATTACAGTGTACCGGGTTGGTATCCAGCTCAGCTATGATGGCGAATAGCGTTGTTGCCCCGCTTCTTGACAGTACCTCTCAAGTGCTGATGGGTCATTTTTCATTAGGGCCAAATCCACCTATCGGGCCTCAGCGCCGTCGCGCCGTGCGGAGGTATGGTGGATGAGTTCAATTGAACAATGGAAGCTAAGCTATCAGGTCTCACCGATCTTCCTGACCGGGCCACCGGTGGCCAACGTGCCCAACGGTATGTTGCCGTTTTTGTCCATCACCAATCCAGAACTCTTCCCAGCCACCTCCAACACGCCGGGCATGCCGTCGCAATCTTTCGACCTTGCGACAGTGAACCTCACCGCCACGTCCTTTGTTGAGTTGGGTAAGTCATTGGACAATGCTTTCGGGGCCTTTAACGTGCTAGCGGGCGGTTCGCTGATCCAGCAGACGGTGGCCAAGTACCCGTTCGCCAACCAGAGCTACGCCGCCAACGCTATCCTGCGCGACCCTCTACACGTCTCCCTGATCTGGGACACACCGATGCGCGGGGCCAATGCTTGGGGCACGAAGCTGACAACTATGCAGAGCCTGAAGCAGCGGCTAGACACCCACAATAACGGCGGCGGCACCTACATCGTGGTCACCCCGGCATACGTGTATGATAACCTGGTCATGTTGTCGTTGACTGATGCCTCGCGCGGTTCGAGCAACCTGCCCCAGAATGCCTGGCGGTTTGACTTTGAGCGCCCGCTCATTGTGCTCCAGGAGCTGCGCAAAGCTCAGGGCGCGCTTATGTCTAAGCTGACCAACGGCGTAATTACCAACGGAGCCTGGTCTGGGCCCGCCGCTGGTCTGGGGTCAATCACCGCCGTACCGAACATGAGCAGCGGCCCTAACGCCCCGATACCGTCTATGACTGCCTCGGGGGTGCCCGCTGGCACGCCGAGCGGCCCGGGTGTGGCGGGTGGCGGTGGTATTGGCTCCGTGGGCTATAGTGGACCGGTATGACTGATCCTGACGCAGAGCTGCATATCCATTTGGATCTGATGGGCATATTGCTCGTGATCCTGGTGATCTGGGGCGTCTGGAAACTTATGAACTGGCTATGACCACCTACGTTCCATTTCGCCGCTCTAATACCAGCGCGCCGCGCCTTACGGTGGTGCTCGACTATCAAGACACCACAATGATCGTCACGTGGAACGTGGCGTCGCAGCGTTACTTTCTCAACCTGTACACTCTCGACGGCGTATGGATTTGCACGGTACCGCTGATTGAAACGTCGCGCGGCCAGCGGGTGGTGTCGATGGTCTATGACCCGAACCAGGGCGTATTGATCGGCCAGATGGAGAAGCCGATGTACCGGTCCCCGGGCCAGGTTGTTAACTACACGCTAGAGGATTTCTCACCGCCATCAATCAACGGCCCGCGCGAATGCCTGACCCTATACGATCAGCGGTTCACATTCCCCAGCGTTGACCCCGGGGTGATCACTGTGATGGGGCACGCCTCCCGCTATCAGAACATGGTGGCTGGCTATTTCCAGTATTCAACTCTGATCTTTCGCAATGGGCAATTCGAGACTAACCCGTGACTGACAACGCCCTCAAGACCCCGTTCAACCTTTCGCTGATCAGCGCCGCTGACCGGCGCGCTGACAATTTCCGCCAGACCCAGGCCAAGTCTATCCCGGTCAAAGTCACCAAGGTCACCAAGGATTTTGTCACTGTCAGCTTTGAGCCGCAGAACGGTATCCAGACCCTGCCCCAGATGCAGCTCACCCAGTCGTTCTCGCGCTATGGGCGTGAGCCGACGCAAGTGGGTGATATGGGCTACGCGGTGCCCAGCGAATACAACACCCAGACCCTGTCGGGGATGGGCGGCAGCTATACCAACTTCTATCCCAAAGGCAATCTAACCCCGCTCTCGTTCCAGCCGTTCAGCAAGTCTCAGGACGAGACCCGGGATTATGACCAATACACGATGACCGGGGGGCCGAACGGGGTCAAGATTATCCAGAGCACCCAGTCCGCCAAGGAGCAGCCACCGGGGAACACAGGGCAGCCTCAGCCCACAGCTTTCCAGCGGCGGATATTAGGCATGGGCTCCCGGGCACGCTCGCGATGGCTCCGACAGGCCCCTAGACCGGTGCTACGGGCTACACAGCAGACGCCTAAAGCCTTTATGCAGATCGACAAGAAGGGCGTAATCCTGCATCAAAGCCCCGACGCCAAGCACCAAATCCTAGTCGATCAGGACAGCCAGAAGATTGCCATGAACGTGCCGATCAGCGATACCGTATTTCTGGGTGGCGACGGCAAAGAGGGGAAATATGCCCTGGTGGCAACGATAGATGGGCCGAGCAAGAACGTCAAAGCAAGGATTGGATGAATGCGTGTACCCAGCCCGCTTAACAGCCTCGGCGCACAAGCCTCCCAGCGCGCCACGACCCACCCGCCATTTGTGCGCTCTATTCGCGCCTTTGGACAGGCGCGGATATCCCGGGTGACGGAGACAGTGAAGGGACAACCCACCTATGCGCACATACGGAAGGACCCAGGACGTCCTTACGGGACAAAAGACCTGGGTAGTGGTGGAAACGGACCCAAACGGGTTCAACGACATGGTCATGCTGACCACGCTGGTCCAGTGCATAAAGTTGAACCTGGGTGAGTCTCCCTTCTGGGCTGACTGGGGCATTCCGGCTTACACGTCGATCATCACCCAGATCCACCCTGATCTGTATATGGCGATAATGCAGCAGCGGTTCGCGCCTTACTTTATGACCCTGATGCTGCAGAAGATGAATGACGTCACGGATGAGGCCGGTCGGCCCGCGCCTTACTACGCGATCACCGTGATCACTAACTACGGTTCGACCCTAGAAACAGTGGTTCCTGTCTGATGGCTGTAATCCCACTTATCATGACCGCACAGGGTCTGCAGCCACAGGCCCCGGCGACCTTGCGTCAGCAGCTGGTGGCATCTGTCGCGGCCACCAACCAGGGCTACACAGACAACCTGCCCGGCTCGCTGGTCGAGGACGTAGCCTCCACTGACGTGGCGGCGTGCGTCCAGAGTGATTCCTACCTGGTCGATCTGGTCAATTCGGTATCGCCTAACGGCGCCAACGCCTTCATCCTGCAGCAGTTTGGCAATCTTTATGGGCTCCGGCAGCAGGTCGCTACAAATGTAACCGTGTATGTAGTCTTCTATGGTCCGCCCGGTCTGGTCATCGTAGAGGGCTTCCTCGTTGGCGACGGCAGCTATCAGTACGTTGTCCAGGACGGCGGCATCATCGGCCAGAATGGCCAGTCATTACCCCTATACTGTGTGGCGGTGGTTCCTGGCACGTGGGCCGTTCCGGCGGGGTCCGTCACGCTCCTGGCATCCTCCCTGCCCGCGAGTGTGATCGATCTGGTCACCTGTACTAACCCCACCGACGGCATTCCTTCGACAGCCGGGGAGGCTATGAGTGATTTCCGCGACCGGTGCTTTACGGCGGGGCTGGCGGCGTCCACTGGGATGTCGCGCTATATGAAAACCCTACTGGCGAACGTGCCTGGGGTTCAGGCGCGGCTGGTCAGCGCCCGCCAGGATTTAGTGACTGGGAAGTACGTCGCTATCTGCGGCGGCGGTGACCCCTATCAGGTTGCCTACGCGATCTGGAAAGCGTTATTCTGGACCGGGGGCCTACTCCAGGCCCCGATCAACATCACAAGTATCTCCGCGTCCAACCCAGCGGTTATCACTACAGCGCAGAACCATAACTTTGTAACAGGCATGGTCGAGTCATTCGAGGGCATAGTAGGCACCGGGGTGTTCCCAACGATTAACGGTAGATCATTCCCCGTTACCGTGCCTACTATTGGTGGCCAGCCCTCCCTCAACACGTTTACCATCCCCTATAACACCGCCATCACAGGTTCGATCTACACTTCAGGTGGGCTGGTGACCCCGAACCCAATCGTGGAAGAGGTTTCGGTTGTCGACTGGCCGGACACCTACATCATCCCTTATGTAATCCCGCCGATGGAGACGGTATTCATTGAGGTGATCTGGCAGACTGACTCGCCCAACTACGTATCGCCCAGCGCCGTTGCTTCGCTAGCCGGACCTGCACTTCAGGATTACATCAACGGTTTGCCGGTGGGCGTGGCCCCAATCAACATTTACGACATGACTTCGATCTTCCTCCAGGCCGTGACCAACGCCGTGGCGGCGGAGGCGATCACAGTGCTGGACTTCCAGGTCAGCATCGACGGGATAGGGGCCGCACCCGCGCCGGGCACAGGCGTCATCTATGGCGACCCCAACAGCTACTTCCTGACCGATCTGTCGAAGATCGTGTTTAGCGAGGGCGGTTTCTAATGCCGCTCTATCCCAACTATCAAGTTGTAGGTGGGCTGACCGATACCATCGTCCACCCCGGGTTCGCTACTCAGCTGATGCCCGTGGGCCTACCCAACTTTGGCGGTCTAGTTGTCAATCCATTCGAGGCGGTAGATCAGGGATTACCTGAGCCAGAAGAACTCTATGTCAGTATCGTTAGACCGCCATCACAGTTTGAGGATGAGCACACCACCAAGCTGGAGCCGGGTCAGCGGTTCATAGTTCCGGCTGGGGTCCACGTCTGGGTGGATGCGGTCAGCAAAGGCCATCAATTTTCTGCTTATTTCTATTCATCCTCTATCGCGGTCAAGGGCAGCGCGGAGCCGGTGCCGGGGGATTTTCCGCCATCCGGCCCCACCGGGATGACCAAGGTCATTCCGTCCTACCTTTATCAGGAATACAGCGATGACGATGATCTGCAGGCGTTTGTCGATGGCCAGAACGCCCTGCAGCAGAACTATGTCGACACATTCAACGCCCTTAACCTGCCGATATACACCAACCCGCTGATCGCGGGGCCGATGCTCGACTGGGTGGCGGAAGGGGTCTATGGCTACAAAAGACCATGGGTTTATGCCGAGCGCGGGTTTACGTTTGGGCCGCTCAATACATGGGGGCCTAACCAGCTGGTGCCCATCGACGCGATGGTCAAGACCCAGCCCCGGGGCGTGGTCATCGCTGACGATGATTTCTACAAGCGTTGTCTGACCTGGCACTACATGAAGGGGGACGGTAAATATTTCAACGTTCGATGGTTGAAGCGGCGGATTAAGCGGTTCCTAATCGGGGTCAATGGGTCGTGTCCGCCTGTCGATATTACAGACGATATCTCGATCACGTTTGGGCCTAAACAGAGTTGTACAATCCGATTCCCGCTGATTAACCGCACGGTTGTCGCGGGTGCGCTGCCCAACCGGTTTGGGCCTAATGGAACCCGGGGCGGTACCCCGGATGGGGCGTCGCGATGGGCAGAGGATCAGAAGCCCGCACTCAATAAGGTTTACACTGTTGCCGTGACTTTCTCGCGGCCCGACTACATCAACCAGTTCGCTGAGGCGATTAACGCTGGGGTGTTGGAGTTGCCGTTCCAGTTCAGCTTCAACGTCGTCATAGGATAACCACCATGGCCGTCTTATTCGCCAATAACGCATCGACCACAGTCGTTGGCTCCATCAACCCTACGGACACCCAAGTCAACGTGGCGGCGGGCACCGGGATAGAGTTTCCGGACCCTGGTACAGTGGGGGATTACTTCTGCGCCACGTTCTATGACGCCGCGACGGGAACCATTCAAGAAATTGTTCACGTCACCGATGTCAATAACGACACCTTTAACATCGTGCGCGGACAGGAGGGTACGCAGCCGAAATCCTGGGCTCCCGGCGACACCATCAGCAATCTCGTCACCGCCGCCACGCTAGCGTCATTCGTCCAGACTGGCGTGGGCGTTAACACCGCCATCATCTATGATGGATTTGATGTCGGCTCGCCCAATCACATAGTCGTCACTAACCTGTCGCCAGCCCCCAACGGCAATCCGGTCAACGGACAGGCGATGTTGATCACGGTCAACTACGCCAACACTGGGCCGGTGGACGTGATCATTATGGGCGTAGCCCCTATCCCGCTGACCAGCATGGGCAACCGGCCCCTGCAGGGCGGCGAGCTTAGCCCGGGCGACCGCATCCTAATCACCAACTGCGCCACCGCCTATTATGAGCTGATCAATTATCCGACGCTGGTCGGATCACGGGTTATCCATACCGGTGTCGACACCGGCGTGGTCAACGCTATCTCTGCCGCGTGCTCACCGGCCCCCACCGCTTATCTGGAGGGCATGCAGTTCAATGTTCGGATCAAGAATACCAACACAGGGGCCGTGACAGCAAACTTCAACGGCCTGGGCGCGCTGACCTGCTACAAGCCGAATGGCGTGGCGATGGTCGCGGGCGATGTTGTCGCCAACGCTGAGTTGATCTTCGTTTACAATGCGTCGGGGCCTTACTGGACTGTGGTCGGCCCGGGCACGGTTGGCGCGCAGGGTCCAGTCGGCGCTCAAGGTTCGACCGGGGCTGGCGGTCCTCAAGGCTCAGCCGGTCCCGTTGGGCCTCCGGGTCCAGCTGGTCCTATCGGCCCGCAAGGCGCGGTTGGGCCTCCGGGGGCTGGATCGCAAGGCCCCGCCGGTCCACCCGGTCCCGCTGGAGCGTGGCAAGGCTATGGTGGCCTGGGTAGCGTGTGGATGACCATCGGATTTACCTTTGGCCCGCATGACCCCAACGGCAACGGCTATCCGGGCAACTGGCTCCAGATTGGCACGGTCAGCCAGGACGCTACGGCGGTCAACTACGGGGTGATCACCAACTACTTCTACCAGAGGATTGGTTAAATGCAGCCCGCCCCCTTTTCCTCAGAAGACCTGACCTCTACCCTGCACAATCCGCGCTGGGCGCTAGCGGGCACGCCCACCGATCTATCCCCGATTGCGCTCGATTGTATGCAGTATGGGCAGCCTGGGGTGTTCGTCGCCAGCCCCCAAGACCCCGAACCGCACGGGGTCGCGATCTGGAATGACGCCAAAGCGGGGGTGTACGGGACAATTGGCCCTTATGTAGCTCCACCGGAAATGGTTCAAGATGCTATGAGCCGGCAGACTCACGAGGTTCAGACTTATCTGGGCGACCAGATGATGCCCCGGTCCCCGGGTCCAGACCGCCAGATCATCTACACCGAACTGCAGGCGGCGGCGACCACCCAGGGCTATCACCTTTATCAAATCCCCAAGCCTTGGAACCGTCCAATAGCAGCAGAGGATCAGGCCTTTTTCGATGCTGGCTTGGCGGCTTACCAGGAAACAATTGACTATCTCAACGCCCAGATGGCGGGCCGCATCGTCCTGCCTGCGCTCAAGGTAAAGGAGAAGTGACATGGCGGCTCCAGTTGCGGGCGCAAACACCCAGACCCCATCCACCCCGAAAACAGCAATCACAGCTATCCCCGCCAATCAGGCGGGCGGCTACATCGTCAACCCTTTGAGTGCCACCGATCAGGGGCTAGGGGCGAATGAGGTGCTGTATGTCGACCAGGTTGGTCCGGCCAAGACAGCAGCTAATGGCACCACGCTGGCCCTGCAGCCGGGGCAATCCTACACCGTGATCCCGAATACCCTCACCCCGGTGACCGCCGCGAGCAACTCACCCTCGCACAAGTTCACCGCAGTCTGCTGGCCAAACGCATGAAGAATATCTCCACACCTACTGGCCCTGTCGCTCAGCCCACCGCGTCGCAGACTCAGCAGTCCACCTTTGTTCAGGCGGGGCCGCAAGCTCAACCCGACCCCTGGACAATACAGGGGCCAGCCGTCTATTACGCGCACGCGATGGTGATTGGCAGCCCGACTGGTGGGCCGAAAGGCGACGGCACGCTCAACGCTCAGGCGTTCTACGTCAACGGCTCGCTTTATGATCCAACCGTGTTCGCGCCGCTGGCGGGCGCGATCTTTACCGGGCCAGTGACACTCCACGCCAATCCCGCCCAGCCGCTAGAGGCGGCCACTAAACAGTACGTGGACAGCCACATCTCTGCGATACCGCCAACACTTGTTGCCAGCGATACTCCACCGGCGTCACCCTATCCCGGGCAACTGTGGTGGGCTTCCCTTGTCGGCCAGCTATTCGTTTGGTACTCGGACCCGAATAGCAGCCAGTGGGTGGTCTGCAACAACGCGCTCAACTCGATCAGTCTCGACATGGGCACATACTAATGGCCATCGATTTCCCTGGTTCGCCCAACGTCGGCGACGCCTTTACATCGGGCACTACCACGTGGACGTGGGACGGGACCAAGTGGGAACCGGCCCCAGCGGGTAATTGGGTCGAAGCCCCTAGCGACGGGCGAACCTACGCGCGGCGCAATCAGGCCTGGACCCCTAATTCAATTCAAAGCGACGCACCATCAGACGGTCAGAACTATCGCCGGACTGTATCTGGCGGTATTATGGTGTGGTCTCCTGATCCTATTCCGTATGATGCCCCAGCAGCCATAGGAACGTATTATGGGCGCGTTAACGGGTCGTGGGGTCCACTGTCGCCCACCTTCGCCCTTCAGTCTTATGTCGACAATCAGGATGCTGCAAATCTTGCCAATGCCAACGCGCTGATTAACGCCATCGCGGTCCCGATTGGCGGGGTTATTATGTACGGCAGCCCGACCCCACCGGCCCGCTTCCTCAACTGTGATGGCGGCCAATACAGCTATGCCTCAGTTCCGCAGCTCGCAGCCGTTATCGGCGGCTATTATGGCGGGGATTGGTCAACCTATCTTTTGGTGCCCAATATGGGCGGGCGTTTCCCGTGCTCCACCACTGTCGGCGCGGTGGGCGGCGCGGGACAGGTCTCACTCGGCGTGGGCAATCTACCGCCACACCAACATTTGGTTCCCTCTCATACCCACGGGTTTTATGACCCCGGCCACAACCACGGGCAATCGCCGCATGGCCACGGTATCAGTGACCCCGGTCACGCGCACGGCAACGTCATGCAGGCAAACACCGGCATGTATGCTTTGGGTTCGCCAGGAGGGGGGTACCATACAGCGGGCAACACTGACTCTCGGGGAACCGGCATCGGTATCGCGGCCCAGTACGCTAACATCAACGCGGCGGGCACCAGCTGCTCTGTCGCTGCTAATGGCCCTTGGGGCACTGATCCCAGCTGGGGCCAGGGCAGTGCAGCGGCGTTCAACATCTATCCGCCCTATCTTGGCTTCAACTTCATCATCAGGTATTACTGATGGCTATCAACCCAATCCGCTTCCTGCGTAGCATCATCTCGGGTGTCCGTCCGTCATCGGCAAAGCTCGACGGTGAGCCTTATGTGAACTTCGCAGATAACCAGCTCGGCGTCATGCTCGGTGGCACTCCGGTGGACATGCTAGGGGTCACGATCTTTTCCACCACCGCCTCTTATCCGGCGCGCGTGACCGTGGTCTATCAGGGCACACTCTATCAATCACTAGGCGCGGTGCCTCCGGGCGCGTGGAACGCGACGCAATGGACTAAGTACACGACAGCCGCATGAGCGTCATTCCATACGAATGTGCCGTTGGCGATGCGGTGCCGGTTACACTTCCGGTCGCATCAACAACTGCGATTGCGCCGACCGATGACTCGGTCGACACCAATGATGTTGTCATCAGCGGCACCGGAACTATCAACTCGCTCGGCGTCGGCCCAGCAGGTGTGCCGCTCACCAAGCGGGTGTGGTTTCAGCCGTTTGGCGGCTCGATCACCCTGGTTAACAGCGCCAGTCTGAACCTTCTGGGCAACGCCAATCATATAACAAGTAATCCAATCATTGCGGAATATTACTGGGACGGGATATCGCGGTGGATTGAGCGTAATTTTACGGACTCCACTGTTGGCCCGGGTCAGGGCGGCGGACCCGTGGGACCACAAGGGCCGCAAGGAATACCGGGAACACCCGGAGCCACCGGCCCGCAAGGGGCAAAGGGCGATACCGGGGCGACGGGCCTAACCGGGCCGCAGGGGTCACAGGGAGTGCCCGGCTCAATTGGCCCTGTAGGCGCGACAGGCCCCGGCTATCAAGTCATCGGCTTTCCTGCCTCGCACGCTATCGGCATTGGGCCGACCACATTTGCTATCGGGACTGGCTTCGCCTACAGCTTAGGGTGTCGCGCCCGCGCCAGCGCAACAACGACCACGTGGATGGAGGGCGAGGTCACTTCGTATGTTGGCGGTGTATTGACCATCGCCATGGATAATATTAGCGGCAGCGGTACGTACAGCAGCTGGAATATTAACCTGGCGGGCGAGATAGGCGTTATCGGGCCAACGGGTCCGCAAGGCGTGGTTGGACCCATTGGCCCGCAAGGCACTCAAGGTATCCAAGGCATTCAAGGTAATGTGGGGCCGGTGGGGCCGGTGGGGCCGGTGGGGCCGATTGGCCCCGGTATCGTGTTTAAGGGTTCAGTACCAACTTATGCCAGTCTGCCAACCACTGGTAACAATACCGGGGATATGTGGATTACTGCCGACACCGGCAGAGGCTACGTGTGGGAGAATGGGGCATGGGTTGACGCGGGGGAGATCCAAGGGCCGCAGGGTGTGCAGGGGCCGCAGGGTGTGCAGGGGGCGCAGGGTCTAACTGGGGCGACAGGGGCGCAGGGCTTGACCGGGCCATCGGGTCTGATAGCCGAAGCGCCGACAGACGGCCAGCTTTACACGCGGCGCGGCGTCGATGCGTCGTGGCAACCGGCACCGGGCGTCTCGATTAGAGACACGCCTCCGACATCGGCCAAATCTGGTGACCTATGGTGGGATAGTGTTGGCGGTCAGCTCTACATTTATTTCATTGATCCGAATACCTCGCAGTGGGTCACCGCCATAAACAACACCGGCGGGCAGGGTCCGCAAGGCACGCAGGGTATTCAGGGCATACAGGGCATACAGGGGCCGACCGGCGCAACCGGGCCACAGGGTATTCAAGGCCCGCAAGGCATCATGGCCGAAGCGCCCACCGATGGTAATGCTTATTTTCGGGCCTCAAGCGGGTGGACAAGCGGCGGCAAGATCAGCGGCCCTCTGACGCCGTCCGCGAATGGCACAATCAATCTCGGCTCAGCCGCGCTGCGCTGGGGTACGGTGTACACGTCTGACTTGAGCCTCAACAATGGCATCGGCGACTGGACTATCGTGGAGGGTGAGGATGACCTGTTCCTCTACAACAATAAGAAGGGCAAGACCTACAAGTTCGCGCTGATTGAGGTCGATAACGCACCGCCAAAGAAGGTCTGACCATGGGCATCGACATCGGCGGTGCAACCATCATCCAATCGGGCGGCGGCGCTGTGCTCAATACCGCGCTGGCCTTCAACTCGCTCGGCCAGGGGGCCGCGAACCCTTACTGCGGCTACTCAGGTTGGAAGACCGGCGGCTCGACTTACTACTCGGGTGGTTCGGGTTGGGAGATCAACGCCGTCACCTGGAACTCGGGTCTGACTCTTGGGAATGGTGTCTTCACCTGTCCGGTCGCGGGCCTCTACGCTATGGGCTACAACGGCATCCACCGGGGCGGCTCCGGCATCCCGGCGGGCTACAATACCTATGGCTATTGCGGCTTCGCCAAGAACGGCGCGCTGTCCTACTTCGCGCATTGGAATCAAGGCACCAATACCTACTGGAACACGGGAGGCGTCTCGGCGCTATTTCAATGTGCGGCCGGAGACTGGCTGGCGCTGTTCATCAATCAGTCTCCCGTTAGTAATGGGCCAGATGTCTATTCGCAGAATTATGGGCTGTACCCGGATCAGCACCATTGCGTCTGGTGTAAGCTGGTGGGTTGACCGATGGGCTTCGATGTCGGCGGCATAGCGTTTACCGCATCCGGCGGTGTTCTGGCGGTGGATGGCGCGTCCACCTTTATGCGGGTGACGGCTAGCGGTATCCTGACGCGACCACAGACGCCTTGGATGCGCGGCCAGTTCAACGGTCAGGGCAATCCCTACAACGGCAACGGCGGGCCATTGCTAATCCCCGCTGACGACAATGTTGGCGGTTGCTGGAACAGCGCCACTGGTTATTGGACCTGTCCGGTGGCGGGATATTACATGGTGACCGGCGCGGGCATCGCTGCCACGCAAGCCGGTTATCTCTACATCAACAAGAACGGGGCCACCGTGCATTACACGCACTGGAATCACACAGCCGCCTGGCACTATACGTCGATTTCCGATATCGTATTATGCGCGGCGGGAGACAATATCAGCTACACCATAGGAGGGCTCACGCCAGCCACCACCGGCTTTTATGGCGGCGGCGGCCATGGCATGTACTCGATAGCGTTGATGGCCTGACATGCCGATAGACATTAACGGCTACGCGCTGGCGAACTCTTCCGGCCTCAAGTTCGGCGCGTCCAATACCAAGATCGTTGCCGCGAACTACGGCATCAGCGACCCAATGCTGCCCGGGATGTTGGGCTCGGTAACGGACGGCAGTGGCGCTTACAAGTGCTATCCGTTTCCGCTCAACGACGTGAACCTTAATAACGGGTCGCCATGGTCATCCTACAGGTTCACCTGTCCGGTCGCTGGCATCTACTACATCTCGTATGCCGGCATCGTCGGCACCGGGGTTTCGATGGGTGGCTATTTCGGCATCATCGTTAACGGCGCTCTTTGGTATTTCTCGTATCGCGACAGCAACGCTCCGTGGGAGCTTCATCATATCGAGATGCAGCTCAAGCTGTCCGCCGGGGATTACATCGAGTGGGCGATGAACATCGCGCCCGGGCCGGACTCCAGCACGGCGGGCGGCGCGTATCGGGCCAACCACAATCACTGTACCATCTGGCTGATCGGGTAGGAAAAACACATGGCGGTCTATACGATCACGTTGACAGACGTTGAACAGAGGGCGATGGAATATGTCGCTACCGATGTCAACTTTTGGATCCAGAACGCGGTGCATGAGCGGGCGCGGCTAGCTATGGAGGAGCTTGTAGCCAACCACATCGCTGCGAAGCTTGCTGCTGGCGCGACGATTTCCGGCACCAAGGAAGAGATTGTGATGAAGTCTGATCTGCCCAATGCCCAAGCGAGAAGCGATGCTGTTGCTAGGATGGCTGTGCTTCCGTGATTGACTTTCCGGCCAATCCCACACCGGGTCAGATATTCGTTAGCCAAGGCATCACGTGGCGCTGGGACGGCACCAAATGGGCAATGGCGGGTTCCACCCCAATCAACTTTGGGGATACACCGCCACCTAATCCCGTCGCTGGGACGCTCTGGTGGGACACGGTCAGCGCCAACCTGTTCATCTGGTATAATGACGGTAACACCGCCCAATGGGTGACCAGTAACAATGTCGGCGGGGCCGGACCGCAGGGGATACAGGGCATACAGGGGATACAGGGCGTCACCGGGCCGATAGGACCGCAAGGTGTAATCGGGCCGCAGGGGCCGATAGGGCTGACCGGGCCGCAGGGTAATCAGGGTGACCCGGGGCCGACAGGAGCTACAGGGCCGGTTGCCCCGAGCGCGATTGGCGACAACAGAATTATCAACGGAGACATGCGGGTCGATCAACGCAATGGCACAGGAAGGAACTATCAGGCCTCGTGCTATGTCGTTGACCGATGGTGGTTTCAGGCCTCAACAGCCGCGTTGATGCAGTTCAACGGAGTGGTTGCCGGGCCAGCCGGGTTTCCCAATGCCCTTCAGTTTCAATCGCTGTCGGCGCATACGATTGTTGCTGCCGATCAGTTTAGCGTCTCCACTTATCTGGAAGGCGACTCGATCAGCGATTTCAATTTTGGCGTAGCGGCGGCGGCGACGGTCACGTTGTCGTTCTGGGCGCGGTCAAGCAAGACCGGCAGCTTTAGCGGCGCGCTTGTTAATAATGGCTCGACCCGATCCTACCCGTTCTCGTTCTCCCTGCCGACAGCGAACACCTGGACGGCAATCTCAGTCACCATCGTCGGCGACAAGGCTGGCACTTGGACGATGAGTGGTAATAGTTGGCAGCTTGCCGTTGTCTTCGATCTTGGATGCGGCACCACCTATCGCGCGGCGGCTGCCGCATGGCGCGCGGGTAATTACGCTGGCGTCACCGGCGCGCAGACCCTCACCAATACGCTCAACGCGACCTTCAGCGTCACTGGGGTCAAGCTGGAGATGGGTTCAACCGCCACCACGTTCAACCGCTATTCGATGGCGAAGTGCCTGGCCGACTGTCAACGGTATTACACGAAGATGGGCGGCGACGCCAGTTGGGCCATTCTTATTCAAGGGTACGTTGACGCAAACAACCAACATTCAAGCACAGTCACGTTGCCGGTCACAATGCGCGCGCCGCCGGTTTTGACCCAATACGGATGTAACATCGGCAGCAACACCGTGGGGTTTTATCTCGGTACGACATCGTTCGGGGTGCAGCTGATCGCCAGCCCATCGAGCTTTGCCGGAACTGGAACCTTCGGCACCAGCGGCGGCTTCATCACGCTCGACGCGGAATATTGATGATCGACTTCCCGGCCAACCCAACCCTCAGCCAGGTGTTCACCGTCGCGGGTAACTCGTGGATGTGGGACGGCGTCAAGTGGGTGGCGATTGGCCCGGGGCCTTTCCTGCCGCTAGCGGGCGGCACTATGGCTCCGGGGTCGCACCTGATCCTGGCCGCTGATCCGGTTCAGCCGCTAGAGGCGACAACCAAGCAATACACCGACACACAGGCCCTGCGGGATAGCCTGCCGGTTGGTGGCGTCATTATCTGGGTCGCAGACAGTACTTTTGGCGGCTCGGCTAGTGCGCCGCCGTGGAACTACGTTGTGTGCAACGGGGCCTATTACGCCGCCACCGACATGCCGTTGTTGTTCAACGTGCTACAAGGCGCGTATGGATGGGACGGCACTAACTTCGCCGTGCCCAATCTGCTCGACCAAGCCGTGGTCGGCGCTGGCGGTTCCTGGGGCATTAACGCGAAGCTCGGCGAGTACAATCACACCACGACCGCGAATGAGATGCCGGCGCACGCCCATAGCATCGCGGACCCGACGCACGCTCACAGCCTCTATGATCCTGCCCACACGCACGGCATTGGCGACCCGGGTCACAACCATGGGTTCCCCGACCCCGGCCACATTCATGGCAACGTCATGCAGGCGGCCACCGGCTATTATTCGCTGGCCGCCACGGGCGCTCTGCATACGGCGGGTCAGACTGACTTGCGCGGCACCGGGCGAACCATTCAAGCCGCTGGCGTCGGTGTCTGGACTGGCGCTGCTGGCACCAGCATGGGGGTCTATGGCGCGGGGACAGGGATTGGGATTTATAACGCGGGCGGCGGGGCGGCGCATAACAATATACAACCCTCCACAGCTATGTACTACATCATAAGGTACGCATGACATGGCTCTTGACAAAGACGGGCGTCCAATTCCAGCCTATATTCCACCGCCACCCAACCGCGACCCGCCACCCGACGCGATGCTGGAACAGTTTCGGATCATGGCGGAAAAGACCGACTCCGCCATACGCCAGTGCGCCGATCTGTCGCTGCGCATTGTCGAGCTGGAGAAGAATGGCGGTGATCGATTGAACGCTGGCTTGATCGATATTGGCAAACGGTTCGATACCATGATGGTGGAGCGAATCAGGGAGTTTGAGCGACGCTATGAGACGCTGACGGCTACTGTTGCCGCCTTCACTGAAGCCCCAGCCCCTCATTTCGGACCTGAGCCGCACCATCATCCGCCCGCGCCGGTGAAGCGATAGGAATGGCGAGGAGCACCGAGGAGCATGGGGATGGGTCGGTCCTGTAGGGCTATGCAGCTGAGGTGTATCTCGACAGTCTCCGGTGCGGAGCGGGAAGGCGGACGGCGGGGGTTTGCTATCCGCCTCCCCTACGCTAGCTGAATCCGGCGGCGGGGAACCGCCTTAATACGCCCAGCCAGCGATTCAGCACCCTACTGCGGACTGGCGGCTGATTTAAGGCGATGGACCCCTACAGCCGCCCGCTCAGGACATCCTTGATCATCTTGTACAGCCCCACCCCGACAAAAATTGTGCCGGGCCATGACAAGATGGCATACCCGGCATCCAAGTGGAGAACATGGCGGGAGAACACCGCCATGATCAGAGCGGCTAGGCCGATTACGATGTAGTCAATCGTGCCCCACGACCGGAACGGCCCCGATAGAGCGCGCCAAGCGCCATCAAGCCAAAGCCGGAAAGGAGCATGACCCACGTTGAAGCCTCCGGCACTGGCGGTCCCGATAGTGTGTTGATAATGCCGGCGTTAGTCCACGAGGTATCAAACGCCGTGATATTGAGGTTGCCCTGGTGGTCGAACGACAGGTCCACCGCAACCGGGGCGATGATGGTTCCCAGTGCGAACGAGCCATTCACAGTGAGGAAGTCGGCGTCACTGTTGAAGCCACCTCCCGGCACGTTGAACGACGCCTCCTCAATCTGGAACGCATTGGGTAAGGCAAATCCTTCCTTCGTGTATTCAGCGAGGAAGTTGGTGAAGCTCAAGCTGCCGCCGCCGATACCCAGCTGCTTGCCAAAGTCCTGACCGGCGATGAGCGTGCCGAGCAGCGCGCCGTCGAATAGACCATTGTTCAGATCAAGCACACGCGGCGCAATGTCCACCGATGTCGGACCGATGGTGAACGCCCCAAGCGGACCAACGCCAGTCGCTCCGCTGATGGTTGGTAAGGCCGTGCCCAGCGCCGAGATGAAGTAAACCCGGATAGGGTCATTGATGCTCTTGTTGCCAACCTCTGTGATGGTGAAGGTGTTGGCGTCGTTGAGCAGCACTGGATCGGAGCCGGTCGCGCCGGGTGACGTGACGTGGAGTGACGTTGGATCGCAGAACGTACCACCGCCCGGAAGCGGGGTGCAGTCTGTAGCCTGGGCGTAAGCCGGTGCGGCGAAGGCGAAAGCCATCACCGTAGAGAGTAAGAACTTTTTCATGTTGGGTATGATCCCCGGTTAGAGAGTGGGGGGCTATTCTCCCCCCTTGGGCCAGATGCTTGCCTTTCGCGCCATGCTCGCCCGCTTGCGCGGGTCCGCATTCCTTTACGCACCCAGGACCGACAGGCGGTCCTTACGCGAACGCTTCCAGCCCATCACGCCCATGAGCGCGAAGCCGCTGAGCAACATCGCCCAGGTCTTGGGCTCCGGCACCGCCGACGCCTCCATCGAGACGCCCTGGACAAAGATGCTGGCACCCGGCTGAAGGGTAAGGGTGAGGCTCTCCGCCAGCCCGTAGGGGCTGTTGAGAAGGTCGCTGCCGAACCCGTTGAACGCGAACGACTGCGGCCCGGTCAGCCCACCAGAGTTGAAATCTCCGATGTCGAGGCCGGTGATGGCGAAGCCGGTCCCGTTAAGCGAATTGCTCGCGTCGGCGAAGAACGAGCCGGACAAGTCAGACCCGAACAGCGTGGCGCCCACAGCCGCCGTAAGGTTGAACCCAAACGAAGGCCCAAGGAAGCCGTTAGCCCCGGCGATGATGCGCAGCGTCTGCACCGTGCCAGTGGTGTTGTCGATGTTGATGTTGCCCTCAGTCAAACCATTGGGGCTGGTCCCCCGGTTGACGAAGGACAGGGACACCGTCACGCCGTCGAAGTTCTGCGACGCGAGAGCCGATGTGCCGGTTCCACTGGCGGTTTCAAACCCGCCGGGGTCCGCCGCGTTCCACATGATGAGGGCCGTGTTGGCCGCCATCGCGGGGCTGGCCACCGCCAACGCCGCAAGTCCTACGGCACCAAGCGCCGCCGCCTTAAAAATCCCCATGTGTTTATCTCCATATGCCGGAAAAGGGTCCGGTCCCTGTAACAACTTCGCATGTTAACGGAATTTAATCTTCGCGTCTAGGTAAATTATGAGGATACTGTAGAGGTTTTTCAAAACAGTTTTGATACCATCCAGATAACGAAGCCCGCCAAGGCTCCGAAACAGAGCACCATGGTGAATGCCTCACGGCCCGGGTATTTCACCGGTGCCCAGTAGGGCTCATAGTCGTTATCATCCATCTTCCCTCTCCCCTAGTGTGATCAGCTGATCCGCGATAGCGTAAGCTGTATCCGTGTCTCGGGTGGACCAGTCAGTCACGGGATTGCCGCCGCGCCGCTTAATCGCCAGCGCCACCGCCAGTACAGCGTCCCGCCGCGCCTCAGATCGCTTGAGCGCCGCTCTATGAGCCGCGTCCGCGATACCGTGATCCGCATCCCCTACAATCTCCTTGTCGCTGGGCGGTATCGCGCCCAGTATGCGCTTGAACGCGGGTTCGTCATCCATTAGCTATCCTCAAACGAAAAAGGGCGGAGGCCCGATGCCTCCGCCCTGTAACTAACCCGGCGTGTAATTAAAGTCAAGTGCCGAAAAGGCCGTCAAGGCTGTCGTCCTTGATGGCGAAGCCCGCAGCCGGGGCCTTGGCCCGGGGAAGCGGCTTGGCGCTCCAGCCAGTGGCCGTGGCGTGACCGGCCAGAGGCCGCTCGCTGTGCTTGGGCGGGGCTTCGACCGCGAACCGGCCCGCGCACTCCGGGCCTAGACCCGATGCGATGCTGCCCGGCACCGTGAGCTTGCGGCCGCAGCGGGCGCAGGTGCCCTCGTGCCAGTACTCAACCTGGTTGAGGGCGCTGGCGGTGGCCGTGCGCTGGGCGATAGGGGCCAGAGCGGCGCTGAGGAACCAGTTGATAGCCTTGTAGGACGGGGCCATATCGCTGATTTTGGACTTGGCCGTGCGGCGGAACGAATACATGCCGCTATTCGCCCGGGTGATGATGCCCGTGTAGGCGAAATTGGAGTTGTTGTCGGGGCCGGTCATGGTCGACACGAACCAGAGTTCCTTGCGCGCGCCGTTTTCTTCCTCGTCAACCTGGCTGACGCGATAGGTAAACCGGGTGCCGGTCTTCTTGGAGACTAGGGTGAAGGTGGCGTTGCCGGCCAACACTAGAACAGGGATGCGGTCGGCGTCGTTGATTTGGGCCTTGGTGATCATCTGAGAGGTTCCTGGCGGGGGGAGCCCAATTGCTCCACCCCACAACAGTTACATAAGCGCTTCAGTTACAGAAGTCAAGCCCAGTTAGAGATTATTTTTGCGGGCGTATTCCTTGGCCGCTTTAACGTCTGGGAATTGGCGGTCTATCCCTTCAATTTCTGCCCAGCTGCCGATTGCGGCTGACCGATATTCGATGATCGCCCGCTTGGCGGGGGTAAAGGCTACGACTTCGCAAACGCCGTAATTCATATTGGTTGGTTTCCCGTCTAGAGCGGCCCAATTGCGGCTCTAGACGGGGATTCATATAGTGGGTCTGGATACAGAAGTCAAGACCCATCAATCGTTGAAGATGGTGAGCATTTCGTGCTTGTGCATGAAATACCACATCTGGATATCGCCCTCCAGATCGCGCTGGGTCACAGTGTGGCGGAACGGGGCCAGCTGGCCGACTAGCCGCCGAACCCAGACCCCATTGGCCGCGCCATTACCCCAATACAGCGGGTAATAGCCGTTGAAGCCGCAGGTGGAGGCCTCCTCACAGAGGCCCCCCATATGGCGCTCATCCAGCGCCCTATCCTGGTTGATGGGGATCATGACCGGTCCTCAAACAGGTTGAAGAGCCGCCCGCTGAATCCCTTCTGGCTGAATTCATCGGAATCAAGCACTAGGTCCGCAACCACGCCCTGGTTATCTCGCTTGATTTCATAACACCGCATCTTGCCGTCGCCATGGCGGTTGAAGGCGTTGCAGATCACAACCTCCCGCCGCTTGTCGGAGAGGCGCGGCTGGATGTAGGGTTCACCCTTTTGTTGCGTGGACAACCAGGCTTCAGAGATGAAGCTATAGCTGACCGCCCGCTCTTTTTTGAGCAGCGCGCGGATGGCCGTTATGGCGTACTCTTTCTCCGCATCGCCAGACCACGGCGTTCCCACAAACGTGGTTTTGTCCTTGCCCTGGATCACGAACGTGGGCATAATCTCAGCGCCCGCGTTACCGATCAGCTCGGCGCGGGCCAAACCAATGGCCATGTCGAGCAGTTCATCAACAGACAACATTAGAGTATCCTCGCTGCTGCTGTCTTCACGGCCTTCCAGCCGTGGGCCTTGATCAGCGCGTCCACTTCCGTGTCCGCCGCCGGATAGCCGTTGGTCCTCATCCGGCCCGCGTCAAGGACCAGTTCAGCCAACCCCGCCTTCGAGGTTACGCCTATCTCCGCCGCGTCACCCGCGACGTAATCCGCAGTGGCGCAGATCGCGCGCTGCGTCTCCAGTGTGAATTTTACCATTTCAGTTTCCTAACCAGGTCATGATGAGGGCAAGAACAGGGATAGCGATGATGATCATCGCGATGAAGCGCAGGGCAGGGACCGAGAGGACCACGCCAAGCGCGATGATTGCGACGAGCCAGATCATTCGTCCACACTCAACATGTAAGCCTTGGCGACCTTGTATTCATCCAGGCAGGATATGCCAGGGGTTTGACCCTGGTCGAGCAATGTGAAGTTGTGCGAACCCCGATCCATGAGGGCCTGCATAGCAGGGCCAAACTTCATCGCCAACTGCTGGCGTTGATAGGGGGTGGTGCGGGCGTCCATCGCGTGTTGGTAGGCACTGGACAACATCGTCTTTTCAAGTGTGCAGAGAGTAACGCTGGCGGGCTCAGCTAGCGCCGGGGATGCAGCCAAGAGGACTGCAGTGAAAAGAAGGGCTTTCATTGGAGTGGTTCCTTGAGAGAGTGGGGGAACCGCCCACCGGTGAGGGTGGGCGGTCTGGGCCTTAGCCGATGGTGACGCGCGTGGAGCGCTTTGCGTCGGCGGCCAGCCAGTCACGGACCTTCCAGTTGAGGCCGTTCGGACCGCCATCGGGGCGACCGGCGAACTCAGGCTGGGTGCGCAGCCACGCCTTGGCGTCCGCCAGGAACTCCGCAACGGTCATGCCGTCGCGGTAAAGGTGCCAGCGCGGCTCGCGGTCCACGTGCCCTGCCTTCTCGGCGATGTTGGAGATCACCATGTCGTCCGTGAACGACCGCTGACCCACCACATAGGTGGACCCGTCCTTCTTGGAGGCCACGCAGGTGACCAGCGCGCCTAAAGCCTTTGGCCCCTTAACCTCGACAATCTCCGCGTCCTCGGTCTTGGCCTTGGCCTTCTTGCCCTTGGGCGCAACGACCGTGGCTGGCTTCGTGGGCTTGTCCGCGATTACGTCCGACTTGACGGCGTTGAGGTCGACTTCGCCTTCCTCGGTAACAACCGTGATCTTGGTCACTTCCGGTTGCGCCGCCCCGTTAGCCTTGATCGCCTCTTGCGCCCGGTCGCCCATTTCGGTGAACCGGCGAAGAGCCGTGAGCTTGTCCGCGAACTTCTTGACTGGGGACGGAATAGTGCGGTCCTGATCGGTCTGGTCCTGGAGGAACTTGACGATGTCGTTAAACATCACCACCATTTCCGCCGGGGTGTAGTTGCCGATGCACCCGCGATAGGTGTGGTGCTCCTCGTCGTTGGCCGATACGATGTGCGTGATATCCTTAGCCTTAAGGACCAGCTTGTTGTTATGGAACTCATACATTGGGGTAGGTTCTTTCGATTCAAGAGCGGCCCGATTGCCGCTGGTGAAACGCTACTTAGGCTGTTACAGAGACAAAGTCAAGGGGGGTTTCAATAATTATTTTTCACCCAGCTTCTCCTTGGCCTCTCCCCAGGAAGCCCCAAATTCAACATCGACCTTCATCGGGATCACCAGTGGGATGGCATCGATCATCAGCTTGGCGCACTTGCGCGCTGATTCCGGGTTGTCGAAGGAGAAGCCCAGTTCATCGTGCATCTGGATCATGGGCAGGTAGCCAGCGCGCCCGATATCCCGCATAGCCCGCTTCATCTGGCGGGCGGCGCTACCCTGGATCAGGTGGTTGAATGCCTTGTAGGTAAACGAATGGCGCACTGGCTTCTGCCAGGGGTGATGGGGATCATCAATCCGCGCCTGGGCCTCCTCCCGGCTAGCTGCTGGCTTGAACGCATCCTCAAGATTGCCATACAGGCGCACGCCCTCTGCCTGGAATGCGCGCTTGTATTCATCCTTGTCCTTCTTGTACCAGAATGAGCCTTCAAACCCCGGGTAGTGGGACCGCGCGCCGTCGATCAGCCGAATAGAGCCGCGCTCAGACGCCATCCAGATGATGATATTGGCTATCCCGGCGACAAAGGGCAGCCGCTCATCATAGGTGTTCATAGTGGCCTTGGCTTCCTCGTAATCCATCCCGGTCATTGCGGAGAACTGGCCGATACCCGCGCCGAATGCCTTGGCGAAGTTCACGTCCTTAGCGCGGCGGCGCTGGAGGCGGGTAATCTCCGCCACCCAACTGTGAAAGTCCACGTCCGGGTTGCGCCGGTATTCATCCCCGGTGGTGATGGCGGTCTTAACCAGCTCACGCAGTGAGACGTGCCGCCGCCCGGGCGGGATATGGGCGATGATTTCGGTGCGCAGCTTATCCAGCGCCGCGTCGGACAGAGTAGCCATGGTCTCCGCCACGTGGACGATGAGGCGAAATTCCTGCTGGCTATAATCCACCGCATACCATCGCGTACCCTCTTCCGGCAGGAAGATCGAACGGATACGCGGGGCCAGCTCATCGTCGCGGGACGGCATCTGCTGGAGCGGCGGGTGATCATAAGAGAACCGGTGGGACCGTGTACCGCCATCCTCATTGCGGAACTGGTTGATGGAGGCGTGGACCCGGCCATTGTATTCGGTGTTGAAGATATATTCGCCCACGAATTTGTCGCCGGCAGCGTCCAGTGTTCTAATGCGCTGGATCAGGCGCGGCAGCTCATGGCGATGGTTCTTCATCCATGGGCCTTCGAACTGGGGCTGGGCCTGACCGCGCGTCTCCCCTCCCGCCGTCCAGCCGTATTTGATCCCTACGCCGTCAAAGACCTTGGCCAGTGCCCAGGGTGAGCGGATGACCTTAATGTCCAGATGCATACCGGCGGAGCGGGCGGCAGCGTTGATTAATTCATCCCGCTGCGTGTTTAGATCGTGCTGGAGCCGCTCGGCAGCATCCAGATCGACCCGAATGCCCCGGCGACGCATCCGCTGGGTCATCGGCATTAGCTCCATCTCCGTGGTGTAGGCGTCCCAGGAGCCTTCCGCCTCAACGAGGGGTCTAAGTATGTCGTAGAGTTCGAGTGTGGCTCCTGCGTCACGCTCCGCATACGGACCCACGTACTTCCCGGGCAGCCGCCAGAGGTTCTCCCCGGTTGACCCCTTCAAGCCCAGAACCTTGCAGGCTTCCACCAGCATTGATTCGTCCTTGCCCGGAATGCCCCGCCATTTACACAGGTCATCGAGCTTGTAGCTGGGAAGGCTTTCGATCAGGAACGCGGCCAGCGCGCCGGTGTCGTTAATCCGTGCCGGTGGGGGTATCTCCCATTGGGCGAATATCCAGCCCAGATCGTAGCCGATGTTGTGGCCGACAAACTCTGTGTGGTCCTGGCGGAATAGGGCGCGCAACCACGTGCCTACGGTTTCATAGGGCCAGTTCGCGGTCTCCCTCAGATGCCACAATGGTATGTAGATCGAACCGCCGTGCCAGGCCACCGACACCCCTAGCACATAGTTGGTGGTGGAGGTTCCCATGAACCAGCCGGGGCCGCGCTTCTTGGTCTTGTCCAACAGACCATCGTCGCGCGTCTCGGTGTCTATCGCCACCACCTTAGCCTGGCTAAGGTCCGGCAGGTCGCTCGGCTCTAGCCAGTTTGATTCAGGCATAAATAGGTCTGACTGCTCGAAGCTGCGCTTGAGCTTCTTGTACTTCATCCTGATTCGTTCGGATTCAGGCGGAAGGCGGTAGAACATCGTCCTCGTCCTCGTCACCATCCTCTTTCATCACTGCATCTTCGCCTTTTATCGCGGTCATATACCCCGTTGTCCAGCCGGCAGCATATATTATGGCGGTTTCCTGATCACCAAAATTAGCCAAACTGTAGTAAAGGCCCCTTTTGGTAGCCAAAAGCACTTCCCAATTGTAAGGCCCGGTTACGTGCGGACCGTTGTCCTGGTAAACAAATACGCGGGGCCGTGGCGCGGATAGCTCCGGATCATGTTTACATACAGCCGCCGTGTCTGCCACCATCCATAAACTCATTGTTCCATCCTCGCGTGGTGGCCCCCATCAGCTGGCGTGCCCGGGCCAACCTCGTCCTCTTCGATGATAGGTTTCATCTGCGGGCGCGGCGGAACCACTGTCACGTCATGTCCTCCGGTTATCGTCGCCCCGGTCACGTGGTGCGGGGCCTTGAGCTTAGCCTTTTCGTCAGCGATTAAAAACTCCAGGTAATGCAGGGCTTTCTCTAGGTCAACTAGACCTTTGGCGCGGCCATCTACACTACCATGCACGCGCCAGCGCGACACGTACTTGATGATGTTCCCATCAACATAAGGGATATTGTTGACGTGGCAGTATTCCATGGGCTGAATAACGAAGCCCTTGTAATGCTGGCCACCAACCTGCCTCTTCAGCTGCTCGTCGCGGTCGCTCAAAATTCCCTCCACATGGCCAAGAGTGTCTTGGCGGTTTCATCTGGAAATTGCTGCTGCATAAAGAAATTGAGGCGGCGCAGCACATAGGCGCGGATTGCCCGCGCTTCCTCTGGGGTAAACGCGCCCAGCATAGCGTAAGCCGCGTCAAGCGTTCTCACCGCCACAGTCCAGCCGAACCGCGAACCTAGCGTGGTTTCCACCATACCCTCTTCCGCCATCTCGATCAGCTCAGCTATCTTGGCGTGCTTGGCCATCTTGCATTCCAGCGGGATATTGAACCCCCAGAACGCGCTCTGGCTGGTCTTGGCCTTGTCCTCAACCTCCTGGAACCGACGGCGCAGCTCCGGGTTGTTGCGCTTCACCGGGTAAGGCGGATCACCCGTGATGATCTCGCCGCTATCGTGGAACATAATGTATAGAAACGTCTCCTGGTCTGGTGGCCCGAATAGACAAGTGTAGACGCGTAGCAACTGCCAGGTATGCTCAGCCACCGTCTGCCGCCGGATAGTGGGCCACGTGTGGTAACGTTCCACTGTACCTGCGAGGCGCAGGTCCATTACAATCATACGCGCCGCGCCGTTCTGATGATCGGTCATACGGCGGTCTTAATTGTATTAGAGTGCGCGGTCAAGTCTTTTTTCGCGTGACGATGTAACCATTCTATACCGGCTTGTTTCCAATCTGGGGCGTTTACAAAGGTCATAAGGTGGTGGGCACTGGGCTGATTCTTGTGTTTGTAGAAATAATAGGCGCTGGCCATGTAGTATACATCTTCAAGGAATGGGTTGTTGACGCTGCTGAATGGTATATCATTCCCCGGGCCAATGGTATGAACCTTGTCAAGGGCATTCCATAACCGTTTGAGGTCTTGATCAAACCTGCCGGCATCACCCATAAGCGGGGTCACCGGCCCATAATCCTCTAGCCCCGTGGCTAGGGCGAGGTAAACCTGGTCAACGGTACACTTACTGGACAGTTTAGCGCCTTTGTAAAGGCGTTCCCATACGTCCACGTACATATGGAAATCATTGGTGAACTGCGTGTACTGGCCGACACCTACGCCCACCTTGCTGGCGACGTACTCCTGAAGGAAGGAGAGATGGACGGCGTTGGCCCCGTATGCGCCCCACAGAATGTCGTTCGACCGGTTGCTCACGGTCATGTCCAGACAGCCGTAACGGATGCGGAACATCACCTGTAGGTTACAGGGCTTGGCCAGGGTGGTGGTTAGGTCTTCTGGGTCCCACATAGTGAGCACGGCGCGGCGGGTGGTGGGGTCCGCCTTGATTAGCTTGATTACCTCATCGAGCTGGTCGAAGCCCCAGTGGTGGCGCCAGCGATAGCCGTAGCCATCGGTGATCACCCCTTTATAGCCGAACCGGGTGCCAAAGTCCTTGATGTAGAAGTCCAGAGGCGCAGCGTCCTCCCGCCCCGCCAGCATCCACATAGCCTCGACCAGGTGGAAGAATGGATTGGCGTTCCGCACAGGACTCAGCAACACCCTCTGGGCGGGTGAGCGATAAATGGTGGCCACCGGCCCCTCGGGATAGGCGATAACCGGGCCGTTTCGGCTATCCTGCACTTCTCCGTGGCGGAGGAGCAGCATAATGCCACGGGGCAAAGCCTCGCGAACATTCTCCACAGTGAATCTAAACATGCCTTCCCTCGCCAAATCTCCCAGCTCAATCGCCATACGACACATCCACCAGTTCGAGCACCCGCTGAAAGGCTGATTCTCTATCTAGCCGTTCGACCGGCACCCCGATAGCCTTCAATTTCTTGGTATTGGAGCTGATCGAAACAACCTTGTCAGCCACCAGTCCCGGCTTGAGCGGCTTGTAGTTGCGCATGGATACTACGCGCCGCTCGTTGATATCGGCCTCACACTGCTCGATTGGCGTGGTTAGCTCGATTATATGTAAACCAGACGTGGCCCGGTGGAGGCGCGCTAGCCGGTCGATACCATACATGGAGATGATCACGCCCTCGAAGATCACGTGGTTCTGATGGCGGTCAAGCTCGGCTATCGTGGACATGACCCAGTCCGCGATACCCTTGGCGCTGAAATTGTCGCAACCGCCAGTCGGCGTCTCGTACGGACCCACCACCGCTATGTTGCTCTTGGTGCTCTGGTAGCCGATGGGCTTCTTCTTGTCGCCCAGGATACCAAGCCACGGCCCGCGCGCCTCCATGACCCGGCGTACCAGGGTGGACTTGCCCGCGCCGTTAGTTCCCCGGATATTGATGAGCATATATCCACTCCTGGACCGCGTGCGCGGCGGCAAGATACTCTGCGCTGGGCGTCTTGGTGATCTCTTGCCCGGGCTGATATGTTGCCCAGATGCGTTTGCGTAGGTGGGCGGGCAAGCGGAACCAGTGTTCGCGGCACCCCCACAGCTTGGGTGGCACCGCCTTGGGGCAACCGGGCCAGTGACAATGGTGGGTCATCGGTGCCCCTTAATGTCCATGGCGTGCTTAACGATCAGCGAGGCAAACGCTAGCGCCTCTTCCGGCGGCAAGGCGAACCAGGCAGTGGGCTTGAAGAAATCCACACGCACCGTTTTGCGATACGTGGTGATGGCGATGTTGAGACCGCCTTCATCCGTGGCATCTAGCTTACCCTTGGGAAAGTCGCCAGTGGGGCCGAGTTTGTGCTCACTCATCATTGCCATCCGCAGAAAGTGGTTTGTTGCGCCGATGTTGTATTGGGTGGCTAGCCGCTCTAGGTGCGGTAGCATGCTGGTGATAAATTCCTCGTCAGTCACACGCTTATCCTCAACGTCCCTGCTGGGCCGTTATTGTCTGATTCGGCGTTGATCAGATAACGCATGGGGGCGACCGGCCAAGGTGCCCGATCAGTAACTGGCCAGGATATCGGCCCTATGTCTGGCAAGCAGAACCGACCACCGGTGCCGCTGCCATAGGTGTAGCCTATCGCGGCAAACAGTTCCGGGTAATCCTTGACCCGAACCAGTGCGCCGTTGCAAATCAAGTGTTGGGGGCGGATTATCGGCGGCCACGGAGCGCGCGGCATTAGCATGAGCGAGGGCAGCCGCACGATAGCGGGCGCAGCGATTAGACCGGCGAAGAAAGAACGTCTGTCGAGGGTCATAGGAACCACGTGATCATCGAATAGCGTATGCCGGTGTTGACCGGTAGGATTTGATGGGGATACATGAACTGGGGCGGGAACATGAGCGCGCAGCCGCCGCGCAGCCGGAACGGTTCGTCATCCCAGAACTTGAATTCACCACCAGTGTATTCGTTGTTGAGAGCTATCGACATTGACAGCACCCGGGGCACCATATCGTCGCGGTGCTGGCCGATGAACTGGCCCGGTTCGTAGCGCAGAATATCGAAGCCGGAATCAGAGCGTGAGGTCAGCGGGAACTTGCCCCTGTAGATGTTGAGAGCACGCAGGGAGGCGTCGAGCAGGATATCGTCGGCCCGCTTGGCTATCCCGAGCTTAGCGGGCGTCAGAGGGTAGTTGCCCATTACTGCCGCTGAGAGAGGGAACGTGGTGCAGGTGCGCTCGGGGTAATCCGGCGACGCATTGGGCACGCGCCACTGCTCGCCCTCTGTGACGCTTAAAATTTCCTTACACGTCAGTGGGTCCAGAAGGGGCTCAGTGACCATGATGAATTCTTTGAGGTCCGCCATCGCTGGTCTCCTATAGCAACACCCACAGCACTTTCTATCCGATTTGCAACACGGGAAGCGACAGGTGGCGAACGGATTCACCGCTTGTTCCAATACGCTGCCAGGTCAGCAAGCTGGACTGGGGTGGGCCGCGCGATGGTGGTCTTGTCGCCCGCCCGCTCACTCTTGCGAATTTCTTCGCCAGCGCATTGCCAACACCAGATAGCGTCAGCGTGAGGGGAGCTAACCGCCACCCACACGTCCGCGCCGCATAGGTCGCAGAACCCGGGTTGCGACTGGACTGGCGGGCTGAGCACATCCTCGCAACGTAGACAGACTAGGGGGTTCATGGTTATGCCGCCGGTAGAAGCAACAGCGCTTCGTTGTGCATATGCGCCAGAGCGCGAAGGCCCTCAATCCCGTCCCTCTTGGCCTCAGCCACCAGTATCGGAAGGCCGGAATCAATGGACTGCTCGATTTCACCCCGCGTGGCTACCCGGCCCTCAGCGTACCAGTCCACCCGGATAGGCTTACCCAGCCGGAATAACACGCCCTGGCCCGCTTGGAAAGGCTTGGCCTTGGCGCACTGATAGAGCGCCACCGCGCCGGGGTTGCGCGGGATCATGATGCCCGCCACCACCGGATCATCGGGCATGTTCTTGGCGTTGCGCTTCTCACGCGGGTTGGTGAGGAACGGACACGCCTTGGCGGCAAACTCGGCACACTCCCGATGGCACGGCGGTTCGGACGTGACCCGGTTGATCACGCACATCGGCCCAATCACGTAGATGTTAGACTGGCCCTCCATAGACCCACCGCAAATCCAGCACTTACGGCGGTTATGCGCCATCCACAGCTTACCCGGGCCGATGATGCGAAAGTCAGGCTCGCCTGTACCGGCGGGCACGGCTCTGCCGTCCTGCATCCAACAGATGAACCACGGCACCGGATAGCCCCGGCCATCACGGGGCAGCCGGGCAATGCGCTCGGGCATTGGGGGCAGGGCGATCATATGTTGCGTCCTCTTTGACCAAGTGCGCGTTGATCCGCTAGGAACTCATTGAGTGGCTGTGTGCCTTTTTTGGAATTACAAGGGTGGCATAGGGCAACGCAATTGCTCTGTATGGTTCTGCCCCCCTCAGCCCAAGGAACCATGTGATCACCAACTGGTAACAAGAACGCATCGAATACCCCATTACACCCAAGACACTTACCATGTTGGCCAACCGCTGACTGCGCAACTTCAGTATCATAAAACATGCGGCGGGTATCGCGCTCAACTGTGCTTTTTACCACCACGAAGAACGATTCAACCTTAGAGTATGGAATTGGCTCGCGGTCCTGGATGTAGGTTCTAACCATCCTCCATACGCGGTCACGCTCCGGGCTTCTATCCCCGTTCTTCTTGAACTCATCTTTGTTAGATGTGCTTAACAGCTCCAGCATATCTTTATCACGTCCGATGGGATGGGTTAATCCACCCTGTCGACCTTTCCCGCCGCCATCCGCCTCCAAGCCTTTGATATATTGGTCAAGGTACGGATCAATCCAAGGCATTAGGGAATGGGCAAGGTCAATGGCGGTTGCCCCCGTCAATTCAACAGGGCTATCCATCCACTTTGCTGTTCTCATCACATACATGAATAACTTGACTTCTGGGGGTCGTGGCCGGTTACGGCTTGGTGTGTATCGAGTTGCTCCGCCTCCGCCCATCACGCTGCCTCCCTGAATGCCGGAGCGTGGCGCAGGAGTGCCTCGGCGGTATCGCCCCACCCCGATAGGTGATGGCGGATTTCATTGGTGTCCTTGCCCACCGGATAGTGCCCGTTCATGTGACTCTTCCACTTACAGAGTACCGTCTCCGCCTCCTGGACCCCGCACTGGCGTCGCCCCGCCGCTGGCTCCAGATACTGACCCACGCGCCGGATTAGATCGCCATAGGCCCCGGTGCCCCGGTCGGGGTCCGGTCCCGCTAGCATGGTTAGCGCCGCCGCCGGTTCCTTGTACAGCAGGGGAATGCTGGGGGCAAACTCTATCGGCTGGCCCGCGCAAACCTCAAGCATATCCGCCACCTTGAAGCCTATCCAGGGGCCAAACAGCGGCCACCGGCTGGTCACGTGCTTGATGATCTCGTCGGCGGTCTCAAACGGGTACAATGAGTTGACCCAAGTCTCCGCTGGGCGGGTGGCGAACATCTCCATCGCATAAACGCACTTGTCGCCCCGGAAATGACGCCGCTCTGTGCCCCGGGGCCAGCGGGTTCCAAGTGGCGATAAACTATCGTTTCTTGCCGCTTTTAACATCTGATCCCAATACCGCCCATCGGTGAACTCGGACATGTACGAGGCCGCACCCATATGGTAAAAACACCAGTAGGCGAATAGCCACCGCCTGAACTGGTCATGGGTCAGGTTTACGCGACAGAGCGCAACATACACCGGGTCAAGATCACCAGTAGTGATCAGGGCGTCGGCGAAATCTTCGATAAGCATTCCAGTATAACCTCTGCGGCGTTGTCCCGATTGACAACGATCTTGCGCACCCCTAGTGCCTGTAACTTACCTACGTAATTACGGGCACGTACATTGGTGCCGTAAATGTTGGATATCGCTAGCTGGTCGCGGGTCTTGCCCGACCGGGCCAGTATCGCGCTGATACAAGTCTCTACTGGTGTATCGAGCAAAACTAATGTAACGTTCTGATAGCCTAGCGCGCGGAAAAAGTCAATTCCCCGCGTATGACTCATCATACGGATACCTTCAAACAACACGTTGTACCCGGCCTGGTGCGCGCAGCGCACTGTCTCCAGGTTGTAATCCCTATCCTTGATCGCGTCGCAACCTCTGGCGGTGATCGCGTGATACTTGCCCACGACCACGAGTGGACCGCCAAGGGTCATCTCGTAGCCGCGCACCTTCTTCGTGGCGTCATCCAGTATCGCCTCCACGTCCGGAGCGGCGGCCATCACCTTGTCGATGATGGTCGATTTACCGGACCCGTTGGTGCCGCACACCTGTATGATCACGCTGCCACCTCCTGACGCATATCCTTGAGATCGAAGGCCTTGCCGCTAGCTAACAGGTCTGAGCCACAGGGAGCCTTGCCTGTGGTCTCCGCGCACCGGAGGCAGCCGGAGGGTGGACAGACTTCTAGCGGGGCGAACCCGCCGCCCCTCTTAACGTATGTCGGCACACGATGGCCGTGGCATTGGTCTGCGGTTAGGAACTCCGGCCCCATTGAAGTCCACGCCCCGGTCTTGATGGTATATTCGTAGCACAGGGAGTAGGTCATACCGTGCCGCGTGGCAGCGGCCTGATATCGCGTGTGGCCTTCGCGCCGATATGTCTCGGTGACAGTCCGCTGGCTCCCGGCCTGGTTCTCAGTGAACAGGTCGATAAAGCCTTGAGCGCGGTTCGCGCCAAAAGCTTTGCTGATCCTTTCCTCCATAGAGGCGCGCCAAGGGTGATTGGCCTCGACAAACTTGACGATGACGTGGTTTGCTCCGTTGGCGGCTAACAGCCCAATTAGCTCCTCGATATCCTCATGGGTGGTGATCCCGGGCACAACCGGGTTACACTGGATGGAAACATAGATGTCGCGCATGCGCGCCTCGCGTATCTCGCTAAAGTGCTGCGCTAGCGTGATCGCCCCGGGCGATAACTTTGCCCAGTCATCCTCATGCGGCGTGTTGATCGATTTCTGCATGTAGGAATGGGGGTTCTGGCTCATAAGATCGTAGGCCCAGCCGGGATAGCTCAGGCGGGAAAGGAAGAAGATGGGGAGGCCCGCGTTAACGAAAGCCTCCGCGCCGCGCTGGGTATTATGGTAATAATCCTCCAGCGACAGGAAGGGGTCTGTAAAGCTGGAGAAATACCCGGCCTGGGCGTGCTTCATGGTGCCCAGTTGCTTAGCCACCATATCGCCATATCCAATCGGCACAGTGGCCAGTCCGGACCCACGATAGCCGCGATGGCCGGAATTGATGTAACAGAACCGACACCCAACAGCGCAATAGCCGCCATAAGGCTGAGTAAGGACAGCGTTCGTTTCACAGGGGCGCTCCCGCTTGCCCTTGATCGCGCCGTCTCCCTTATTGGAGTACCAGCCGCGAAGGTCTTGGCCCTTGTCGAGCCGAATGTGGGGGATTGGATCCAGATAGATGGTTTGCTCCACCATCTTATCGGAGCCGCGCATCATCGATATCTTGCCGTCGCGCGCCCGAATAGAGCGGCCTGTGACCGGGTCATCAATGTGGTTGATGGGACCCAGGATGTCACGCATATCGGGGTCCACGCGCATGAAGTAGCGATAAGCCTCTTCCGCCGCTTCGTCCTGAAACATGCCATCCTGGGTTTCCATGTGCGTTCCTCTGGTTACGGCTTCACGAGGGTGTCGATCATGTCTTGCGGGAACCCCTCGTTCTTGTAATATTCGCGAACCTCATCCTTTGTCCAAAGGTCATTGACCCATGGCAGGTTCATGTCCTGCATCATGTTATTGAACGCGCGAGCGTAAGGCAAGCCGACAGTGTTGCCCAGCCCGCGCCACATGGTATCGCTAGCGCGCCAGCCCACCCGGGCCTTCTCTTCCGGGGTCTTGGCGTTCGCCGCCACGCAGAGGATATCGAACAACGCTTCCGGTGTCACGTAATTATCAGCCATTGTGTAACTATTCCCTTACTACTGGTGAACCAATTATCACCTAAGATCGTCAGCATATCTGCGGGTTTCATTTAAGTCAAGCGATATTTTTATGTAACCCCCTTGACCTTGCTGGATGCGCCCGCTATGTTATATTCCTTGACAAAGGAGCAATACTATGACTGTACCAATCATAACTGTGAATGGAGAAGTTCCAGACCGCCATGCTGCGCGTATTGTAGTGCAGATGACGCGATGGCTCGACAATGAATCGGCTAAGATGGGTGAGCGGGTCCAGGCGCACCGCCGTATGTTTGAGTGTGGGTCACCCGTGGCCCAGGGGCGGTTCGCGCGGCGGATGAAGGATTCCTTTGGGCACATGGTGCTCGACCAGTGGCTAAAGACGGGGAAGCGCGGGCGGTATCGTCTGGACACCCACATCTGGATACCCGCCCCGATATCGCTAGGGCGACATTGTGTTGGCGGTATCCTGCTCACTATCGAAAGCGAGGGTGGTTGTCGGCGGGAGCTAGTCGATGGAACCTGGCACCGCCGCCAGAACCGGGACCACCGTGAGACCCCGACGTTCATGGTCTCAGCCCACGCCCTGCAGCGCATCGCCCAGCGCACCGGGGTTAAGACCCCAATGGACTTGCTGCGCATCATGCGGGCTATGGGTAAGGCTGTACTGGACGCCGAGCTCATGCTGGTGGGCGGCAAGATGTCGGACCTTCGTGATAGCCGCGACCGGCTGCTAGCCGGGACGTGGAAGCTGGCCTTCGATGGCGGTGTCGCCGTCTGCAAGCGGGACTTTGACGAGGATGTGCCGATAGTGGTTACAGTGTTGCCCCTGTAGGGCTATCCAGGTGGGGCGCATCGCGGCAGTCCTCGCCCACTAGAAAAGGCCCGGGTGTGACCCCGGGCCTTGGTATCAGAGTAAGCCTGTCCAGACGTAGTAGACCAGGCCCCAGCCGATGGCGGATAGCGCCGTCGCGACCAGCATCATGGCAATAGCCTCCCGCTTGGGCGCGGGCGGGTGGATTTCATCGTCGCTGAATAGCATCACGGCGTGTAGGAATGAGTGGTGCGGATAGAGCGGTCGCGCCGCGACAACGTCTGGGTGTTGTCGGCCCGGGTGCCCGGTACGCCCAGATCAAGCAGCGCGCCCTTGAGCTCGGTCCTCACCCAACGGCCCTTGATGTTCTCGAAGGCCTGTTGAACCTTGTCGTGGGTGATGAGCATGTAGTGCTTGGTCTGGGAGCGGCGCTCTTCAACAATCATAGAGAGTGTACGCATGGTGGTTCTCCAATGGTGGCCCGGGATGGGCCCACCCCACAACCGGCCCCGTTGGGACCGGCTGGAGGGCGGGTCAGCCGATGCTGTGTTTGGCCTTCTGGTTGACCTGAACGTCCAGGCCAATCTCGTCGCCCATCCGGCGACCGCGATGGTATGCGTGGCCGTCGAACTTCTCGGCCTCACGCTGGCGGGCGCGCTCCTGGCGCTCCCAATACCGCCTCCACTTAGCCTCATCCTTGCGCTTCTGCGCTTCGGTCTGGGGCTTGTGCTTCTTCTCCGCGTCCTCCTCCGACAGGCCATAAGCCATGTCCCAGGCCACGTCGTATGACTTGCCCTTGGCCATCAGGTCTTTGATCTTCTGGTCGCGCGCGGCGCTGCGGGCGTTAGCCTCCGCCCGCTGGCGCTTGGTGGTGCCGGGTTCGTAGTTGCAGCGGAAGTCGTTGTTGGCGTCCAGCTCGTCCTGGATGAAGTCGGAGAGGATGACCGCCAGTGCATTTGAAGTGCCCTGGCTGGCATGCCGCGCCTTTTCCGCCTCCGCCCGGGCCTTGGAGGCTTTGATCTCCTCGTCGCGCCGCGCCTGAAGCCGCTCGCAGAGGCGGTCGGCCATACCAGTGCGCATCGAGTTGGCTTCCTTGGACTGAAGCAAACGCGGGTTGACCAGTTCAACGCGCACCAGCCGGTCGATAGCGCCGGTGAGGTATTCGTACATCATGGTGGCCGTGGCTACGTTGGCCTTGCGCCCGATGAGCGAATAGCCGGTGAACACCGTCTTGTCGCCTTTCCAAGCGGAACGCTTTGAGAGATGGCAAAAATGGAGGGACGCGATACCGGTCATGAGCGTCTGCATCCACTTGTACTGGGCGCGCTCTTCATGGATGGCCTTTTCGCGGGTGTTGTCGGTCGTGCCGCCCGCTGCCTCGATGGTGGCCATCGACAGGTTGTAGTCCTCGATTAGCTTCTGCGCCAATTCAGCGGCATTGGCCATCTCGGCCTCGTTGCCGCGACCGTCGTTGGCGAAAGCCATAAGCTTCTTGACTTTGGAAATGACGGCCTCAAGGCCGTTGTTGGTCTGGGTGGTCATAGTGAGAGGGTTCCTAGATGTGTCTGGGGCTGCCCGATTGCAGCCTCAAGAGATACATAAGCTACAGTGTATCAGAAGTCAAGTGGGTTGATACAATTTATTTTGACTCCGGGAAGACCGCCAGAGCGGCCTCAACGGCGGCCAGCTGCTCAGGGGTGAGCTCCCAGGAGGATTGCCGGCGCGATAGCCGGTCCCTAAGATCGCTGAACTTGTTGGCGGCGTCCTTGCGCGCCCGGGCCTCGTCGCGCTGCTTGATCACCAGCGCATCGTCGGCCATGTAGAGGGTGGGGGCGTTGTAATCCTTCTGGCTGGCGTACCACTGGCCGTCGCGGCAGCCCGCGCTCCAGCCCTTCTGGTCATAGTCACCATCGAGAAAGAACTTGCCGTTCTTCCAGACGGTCTTGATGGTGGCGGTGGTGTAGCTGGCCTCGCCGCCAAAGCGGCCATGGCGGACCTTGATAACCTTTGCGCCTACGACAAAGGGGCTAGTGGTGGACATTTACGTGGTTCCTTGAATTGGTGGCCGGAATGGCGCACCTCACAGCCGGACCCGGGGGACCGGCTGGAAGGCGGGTCAATTGACGATGATGTATCCAAGGTGGGGGATAACGAACGGCTGGTCAATGCCGGAAAGGGCGTAACCAAAGATGGCGGTCCAGCGGCCCGCGTCGTTGCGCACGATAATCGGGCGATGGTTGACCAGGCCCTTTTTCGTGAGGTCTTTGATCAGGTTCTCGCGGGTGGCGTAAGATTTGGCGGTGTTGACGTCGACCATGTTGGCGGTTCCTTTAGAGGGTGATGAGGGTGTTGTAGGGTGAAAGCGCGCGGCCCCGCTCGTTGACCGTGGTATAAGACCGGGCGACGCGTCCGTTGAACTGGTAAACCTGCTTGACTGTGAATCCCGCCTCTTTGACGCTGCGGAGAAAGTCGCGGGGCAACCGCCAGCCCTTTTCGCGGAGGCGGTAGGCTAGATCGGTCTCGGTCATGGCCTGGAACTTTTCGCCGGTATCGATGTTGATAAACATCTCGTTGCGGCCAAAGCAGTCCAGGATGGCGTCTGCGAAAGTCATTAGAGTGTATCCGGGTGTCCAGCGGCCCGATTGCCGTTGGACACCCCCTACATAAGGCCCATTGATACAGAAGTCAAGTGGGTTTCAATAATTATTTTTTCAGCCACTGAATCGTGGGCAGAGTGACCGCTAGGCGGCGCTGGCGGTCTGTCTCGCCGGATAACTCGCCGCGCATCACCCGGGCGTTATCCTCCTGGCGCTTGGTCACTAGCCGGGGCGGTGGATCGATGAGATTGCAGTTCCCCATTGAATCCCCGCCATGCCGGGGGTGGCGAACGTGAGCTTTACGTGGCGGTAGATAGCGCATCGACTAGCACCCAGCCTTTCTTAGTCTGAATGATTTTGCGCCGCGCCTCCAGCCGCCTAAGCGCGCCTTTTGGGGTTATGGAGGCGTAGCAGCCGGTGCCGATCAAATGGTCTTTTATTTCGGCAGTGGATACCGGGCGGCGGTGCTCAAGCATATACTTAAGCACCCGTTCCGTGGAGGACATAGTGTCCAGAGGCAGGGTCATTGGTTTCATCCTAAAGAAAAGGGGGCACTAGGCCCCCCGGATTATTTGACGATGGCGAGGGTGACTGGCTTAATGAATCGCTCCGTTTCCCAGCAATCCGGGTAAGCCTCTTCGAGCAATTGAATCGCTTCGGTTATAAACCGGTTGCGATAGGGGTGGCCCTCTATCCTTAGATATTGAGCCAGTTGGTCATAATTCATTTTGCCGTTGGTAAGTTCCAGCACCCAGACGGCGCTAGATAGATGCTCCAGAAGAGCCTCATCGCTCATCTCGTCGCCGTGGTTATTTTCCTTGATTAGCATTGGGGTTTAAGGTCTCCTTGCCCAACCGGCCCGATTGCCGTTGGTCAACCTCTTATCTTAAGGGCACGTGAATCTAAAGTCAACCAGTTTCAAATAAATATTTTCGCCGGTTGGGAAATTTCGCTTGACCTGAATTGGCGCCCGGGCGTCTAATCGGGGATTCAAAAAAGGAGCATGAGTGGTGGCAGAAGGTGACGCCTATTTAGCTGCGGCAATGGCAGCTAAGGCAGAGGAAAATGAAACTGGCGGGGAAGACCGCCTCGTGCGTCTGCGTAAGGGTATCGCGTTGATGCGCGCCAAAGTGGCGCAGATGGCCGCCTTAAACGAGGCGCGCGACCGCATCGATAAGGAAATCAAGGAGCTCAAAACCAAGACACTGGTTGACGGCATGATTGAGTGCCGCATGACCTATCTTGAACTGGCGGCGGAGGATGACTACCCGGCGGTGAGCGCATCACTGGAGGACTTCTTTTCCGCCAAGATACCGGAAGGCGGGGAAGTGCCCGCGTTTCAGTACCTGGAGGGTGCCGGGTTTGAGGATTCAATCAAGAACGCTATAATGGTTGCGAACCCATCGGGTGAAGTTCGTGCTGCTATCGTTTCGCTCTGTGACGATACCAACACGGATTACATCGAGAAGCGCACGGTTCACCCGCAAACCCTGCTCAAGATCGTGCGTGAATTGCATAAAGCCAGAAAGCTAGTCGATACCGAGCAAGTCAAACCAACCTTATTGCTAGGGGCCTATGTCGGCCAGGTTGTTAAGCTAACCGCCAAGGAGTGAAACGTGGCTAAGGCACCAAATGGTAACGGGAAGAAACTATCTATCGTGGAGACGGGGGACGTGGTTGACCCCTATAAGGCCGCACTGGAAGCGGCCCGGGGCGCGACGGTATCGCGCCGCTTGGAAGACAATGTTCTTCCGCTAATCCGTTTGTTACAGACTAATTCGCCTGAAGTCAACCGGCGCAACGCGGGCTATGTCGAGGGCGCCAACCCGGGCGATTGGTATTTCCGGGACGCGCCCAAGGAAATTGTACGTGGGGAGGAGGGCTTCGAGATGCAGCCCTTATATATCGACCACGTATATGTCCAATGGAAGCCGGAGAGGGGCGGGTTCAGCGGCAACGTCTATCCGTTTAACGATATCCCGCCAGAGGCTGCGGACCGTATCGACATCGACCCGGAAACTGGAACGCAGCGTAAGGTGAAGGGGATGCCCAACGGGGATTACCTGGAGGACACCATTTACATTTACGGTATCGTGGACAAGCGGCTCTGGGTTGTCCCGTGTCGTTCGACCGGGCTAACGATAGCGCGGCGCTTTAATCAGGCGCTATCGTTTCTCCTGATCGAAGGCAAGGAGCTTGTGATCTTCGGATCCACTTGGCGGTTCACGACACGTATGGCGCAAAATAAAAAGGGCGAGTGGTTCATTCCGCACTTCGCCAAGACCAGCCAGTTCGCCCTGCCTGGCGCTGAGCTAAACGTGCCGATTATGAGTTTGGACACGTTTAACCTGGGGCTTGCGGAGCGTCGTGCGCTGATGGCGGACCTTAAGACCGGCGCGCGTATGATCGAGATACCGGCGCAGGATGAGACCGCCACCAATGCTGTTTCAGGCGCGGTGTCTGATGGTGGTGACGGCGAAGAAATCCCGTTTTGAGTTTCCCTTCCGCGTAAAATCGCGTTAGCGTTTCACTAACCGGCTGCCACACCGGAAGGTGGAATGGGGGCCAGTAGCACTTACAATTAAGGTGCTGCTGGTCCCCTATTAACTCAATGGGGCTATTCGATGCCCGACAATACTGCCGCCTCCATCACGGGGCGCGGGGAGGAGCTTGAGCGAGCGTTACAGGAGGGTAAGCGGTGGGCTGAGGCGAATAAGCGGCCCGACGGTGGGCAGGAGCTGGTAGACTGGCAAGCACGATATGCGCCCTATCGGCAAGCGACCCGCGAAGCGCACGAAAAGGCCCCGGTGTCCGCTCTGGCGATGGCCACCGCAGGGGATTGGCGGCGCGCGTTTAAGGAGGCTGAGGTCGCGCCCAACGCTCTTGGCGCAGCTCTAGCTTTGGCGAAGCGCGGCGCGCTAATCTTCCCCTGTAATCCAGAGCACAAAGGCCCGCACGATATCCTGGGCCGCACTGGCGGATGTTTCTGGGCAACCGATGATCCGGTAGAGATAGAGGCGTGGTGGACAGCCGCGCCTCTTGCTTGTATAGGGCTGTTGCTAGGGCGACGCACCGGGGTCTGGGCAATCGATATCGACACGGGCAAAGCCCACAATGGTGTCGACGGGATAGGGAACCTCAACAAGCTAGAGGATGACCTGGACGCGCGGATCAGTGGGCGTATCCACATTACCGCCAATGACGGCAGACACATGCTGTTCAAGTGGTACGATGGCGGTCCACAGGGCAAACGGAACCCGCTCAAGATCGGTGACGTGGCCTATGAGGGCGTGGAGATCATTGGAGACGGCGCGTTCATAATTGTGCCGCCGTCGAAGCTGTTAGATGGTAAACAATACAAGGTTCACGATGAGAGCATACCGCCAGCACCGCCTAAGAAGCTGGTGGCGGCGCTCAAGGGCGGCAAGGATAAGGAGAAGGTCAAGAAGATACGCGAACAGCCAGAACCGGCTGAAGACACTAAGTGGGATGATGACTATTGTAACGGGGCGTTAGATAGGGCTGTAGAGGCGCTCCGCGCCACCGGTCCTGGTACATATGACCTAACCGCTAGCGTCGCCCTAAAGATCGGTTCGATTGTCGCCGGTGGTGGCCTAAAGGACGAGGTTGCGTGGGCGAAGCTATCTGAAGCCGCAACTACAGGCAAGCCAAGTGACTATCTGGCTAAGGTGGCGCGGGCCTATGCTAAGGGCAAAGAGAACCCATGGACCCCTAAGCACCAGTTCATCAAATGGCCCGATTGGTATGGGCGACCTCTACCTTCGTTGGCTAATGCTGTATTGGCGATAGAACACCTAAACATGTTGCCTTATTTTAACGAACTAACTCATCGCGTGATGGTTCTAACGCCAAGCAGTGACCAGGAACTCAGCGAGGAAACAGAGCTAAACTTGCGTATGGAAATCCGTGACCGCGCGGACATGGCTTTTGATCCCGGCGAAAAGAGTATGCACCAGGCAATCATTTATCACGCATTCAAGAAAAGGGTGCACCCCTATCGCGATTATCTGGAGGGCTTGGTGTGGGACGGGGTGCGGCGGCTAGGCCGCTGGATGCCGCGATACATGGGGACAGTGAATAATCGCTATACCAGGGTGGTAGGTTATTGTTTCATAGTAGGCATTGTAGCCCGGGCCTATGAACCAGGTTGTAAACAAGACCACACCGTGGTGTTGGAGGGCGGCCAAGGGGCCTTCAAATCCCAGGCCTGTCGAGCATTGGTATCTGAGCAGTATTTCGCGGGTAACATGCCTAGCATCAAGCGGGGTGTAGCAGCGATGGAGCAGGTTCAGGGCAAGATGCTGATCGAGCTAGCAGAGATTGTCGCCCTGATCCGCTCTGATCTGGAGGAGCTAAAGGCGTTCCTAACCAATGATAAAGATACCTTCCGCGTGGCCTATGATAAACACACGCATGATTTTAAGCGCACAGTCACATTCATCGGCACTACCAATGATTATAACTGGCTGAACGACCCAACTGGCGGGCGGCGGTTTTGGCCGGTCAAGGTGGGCGACATTGAACTAAAGGCTTTGGAGCGGGACCGGGATCAGCTGTTCGCTGAGGCGGTGGTGAGCTTTAAGCGGAGGCGCAAATGGTGGCCGTCTCGACGGGTAGAGGCGCGATTATTTGCACCACAGCAGGAGCTGCGACAGGAGCTTTTAGGCCCATTTGATGAGAAGGTTGCGGAGGTGCTCAAGGGCATGGATGAGCCTACCTTACGGGAAATTGGTGATAAACTAGGCGCGACGTCTGTGCAGGATTGGACCCAGCTGCAGAGCCGATTGGCTGCTTCGATGCGCCGACTCAAATGGATACCGCTTCAAACCACTATTGACGGAGAAAAGAAGCGGTTTTGGAAGCGCGGTCCGGACGCGGAGCCCAAAGGCAATAATGCCAATTCTTCAGAAAACAAGTATCGAGATAATGATGAAATCCCGTTTTAACAGAAAATTAATCCCGGCACCCCGGCAATCCCGCCGGTCTCGCTATAAATACTATCCAATTTATTTTTTTCTCGCAAATCTGATCGAAGGTATGAACCGCCAAATCTGTCTTACGGGCGAGAAAGTGGAGGGATTACCGGGGTTCCGGGATTAACTAAGGAAGAAGAAGGGGTTATATTCAGCCCCGCCTATAGAGTTACACCATATGAGGCGGGATTATGGCGGGATTGAACGTGATGTGGCGGTATTGGTGCCGCGATGGTGGGAGTTTGGAAAAATGAGAAATAAAGATGTCGTTGGCAATGAGATGAAACGCGCGGAGGATCGGTTGCGTAAACTGGACGCAATGATAACTGAGGCGCGGGAATTGGGAATGGGTGAGACAATGGAAGCGGATTTGGCGGCTTTACGTAATACAACTGCATCGGAATGTGATGCACTACAATTGGAATGGAAGGAATCAGAGCGGGAGCACCGGCGCAATACATTAAGAAGGGAATTGGGGGATATACGGCACGCAATGAAAGGTGAGACCAATGGCAAAACTTGAACGTGGACCAATGTCGTTGGGCTTGCTCCGAGCTAATGCACCCATAGCCTCCGCTGCGTGGGTGGCGGTCTATCGTGCGATGTCTCCGTACGATCAGGCGCGTACAATGGCAAAGGCGTGGGCTGGCCGTGCCCGGTGGGCTGCGCGCAGAGCCGGAATGCCCGAACCCGTCATCCAGACATTCGACGCCCACCTCACAGAGCAAGAGGGCGTCACCATCGTGCCCGGCACAATGCGGGAGTTCGACCTGTGAAGTTCAAGGTGGGCCAGCAGGTGACGATCATCAAGCACAAGGTCCACTATCACGGGATCATAGAGCAGATTGACCCTATCCTCAGCTCCAATTTCAAACGAGCAACCGGCTATTGGTATCTGGTCAAGTATATTGAGACTGTACCCTATTACTGTATTCGGGGTGAGCAAGGTCTTTTTACCAATCGCGACATTAAGGCTAGTTGACTTCCTGCTAGAGCGCACTTAGGTTACAGTTATGATCGATGAATTTCCTCAACTGGGCAAGTTCCTAGACTTCGTGATGAAGCGGGAATTGATACGCATCCGGCGCAAGCACGGACATCCGTATCCATGGTCAGATGACGACATCCTAAACACGCACCGGTTTACCAACATCCGGCGCGAGGATGACACCGTTACAATATGGATCAGGGACAACTGGCGTAAGCCGCACGCCAGCGACAAAGACCTTTGGTTTGCGATGATGGTGGCGCGGTTTATCAACCAGCCTCTAACACTAGAGCGTTTGGGCTACCCAGTCCCGTTTGACCCGGATAAAATGCTGGCGGTATTGAGCACCCCGAACCCGGGCGGAATATCGATCTGGCGCGCGGCCTACATGGTGCGCAGTGATACGGAATACGCGGGCCAGAACAAGGGCAGCTATCTGGTTGAGGCCCAGTTCAAGCCAGCGTGGGATAAGCGGGCGATGATGCGCCCTCTCAGTGACGAGACGCTCAACAGTTATCATATGCGCCTGATGGATATGCTCTACGGCATGGGCAGCTTTATGGCGGCCCAGGTTGTCGCCGACCTAAAGTACGCCAACCCGCTCAAGAACGCTAGCGATTGGACATCGTTCGCGGCTAGCGGGCCGGGCAGCCGCAAAGGCTTGAACGCTGTAATGGGGCGCGAGCTGACAGAGCCATGGGCAGAGGATAAGTGGCGGTTAGCCCACGCGCGTATGATCGATGCCCTCCAGCCGATGATCAAGAAGAAAGAACTGGATCTGAAGCTGGACGCTGCTGATTGGCAAAATTGCCTTTGCGAATTTGGCAAATATTGGAAGGCCTATACCGGTGTCGGTCGCCCCAAGCAGAGGTTCAAACCATGAGCACCAAGATATTCCCCCATCGACCCCTTAACCCAATGAAGAATGTACTGCCAACGGCCCAGTCGCTAGCGCCGCCCGCGCCTGTCGTGGACATAGTAGCGCAGCGCCAGGCAATGGAGATTGCCCGGCTCCAGCGTAAGGGGCAGCGCGCTCTAGACCGGGCGGTGCAGCGCAAGCTGGCAGAGGCTGAGGACAAGACCACGAATGGCCCTGGCCCGCGATACCAGCCAGTTGCCGGTGCCCCCAATGGTCACGAGCGTTTCTTCAATGTGGATATCTTGTTGGTGGGAACATTGATGACGGAATGGAAAGAAAAGCGGATATCCCAGTCAACATTGATGCGCACGATACGTCCCGTTGACCTATGGGATATTGATTTACAAAACTGCGTGGCGTGCGGCAAGCGATTAGGCGTGGTGCGCTGGCCCGCGCTGTTGTACATCGCGCGGCCTAAGCCGCCGTCGAAGAAACGTCCACTTGATCCGGTATGCGTTTGTGAGGGGTGCTTTTTAGAGGATGCGCGGGGCGGTGATTCGCGGGGCTTAGCGGAATCAGCAATGTTAGCTTACACCAAGCTGGCTGAGCCCACAGCTGGGATTGAGATGAGCCAGGAAGACCTTGACACATGGGCGGCTCGAATTGATTTGTATGCGATAAGAAGCAAGCGTCGGGTCACCCAATATGAGGATGAACCCGCCTATGCTCAGTTCAATCACATAATGATCCCCAGATAAGGATATCCAAATGGATGACGATGACCCGAACCCGTTAATCGGGATACAACGCAGCCTATCAGCAGCAATACGTGAGAAGCACGTTGCGCCGCCCGCTGACAAATGGGATGAGGAGCGCTTTCCCTTTGGTGTTGCTCCGGGCGGCAACAAGATAGGGCTGAAGGTCTGCGCCATATGCGGCAAGCCGCCTACACTAACCCCGCGAAATGACTTGCCCGTCGCGTTCCTATTCTTTACAGAGCTATCGGCCCGGGAATACCGGATCAGCGGCATGTGTCAGGCGTGCCAGGATAGTATATTTGGAGGGGAGGTCGATGAGGGGTGAAGTTCCGGCGGCTGAGCAGGTCTCAGTATTGGTACAGGCGACAGATCGCGAGGACGCATACTTCATGGCCTTGTCGGCTGGCGGCCATCCGATAGCGCAATTTGGCTGGCCCTTGGAGGGGTGGAAGGATTTCGCTCAGCGTATCCTGACCCAGGTGGCGGCGTTCGAGCACGGCTCCAACCTGGAAATACCGCTAAGGATGATCTCTGACGAGATGGGTATGACGGCGTTTAACAAGACCATGGACTTCGCTCAGTTCCGCGATCATTTACCCACCAGCTTTATAATCAATACAAATAGCACAGACCCCGATCATAAGATCATTACCATCCAAGTGCGCCGGATGACCAAGGTCAAGTCATGAAGTCGATGTGCATAGCCTCGACACCACTGGAGATATATCCAGCCCTTGGAATGGTGGTTAAGCGCGAGGATTTGTGCTGTCCTGGCGGTCCACACTTTAGCAAGACACGCGGCGTCTGGGCGCATATATCCAAACGCCCCGAAAGCCTTATCGGCTGTCTGGATACATCCCATAGCCAAGGCGGCTGGGCAACGGCTGCGGCCTGTCGGATGTTAGGCAAGGCGGCAATCATCTTCTATCCGGTGTTCAAGCAGTTGCGCCCGCTATCGCCCTCGCAAATACACGGGCAGGAGCTGGGCGCGGAGCTTGCTCCGCTGCAGGCGGGACGGTCAGCTGTACTATACCACAAGGCGAAAGCCATGATGAAGGAGCGCGGCGGCTACATGATGCCTAACGCGCTGAAGCTGGATGAAACGGTTGATGAGACGGCGCGTGAGATGATTGATACCATAGATGCTTATGCCGTGGAGGGTGTCGAGGCGGTCTTGGTTAGCGCCTCATCCGGCACGATAGCCGCTGGCGTGTTTCGGGGCATGGCTGAGGTTGGTTGGCCGGTGCCTCTGTTGGTTCATCTAGGTTATGATCGCCCTGCGGCTATGGTGGAGCGCTATATTCAAGAAAAGGCAAGGATGTGCGATCACCGGGGCCAGATCATGATTTACAATGAGAAGTACGCGTACAAGGATAAGGCGCAGCCCGGGCCTGACGCGCCATTCCCATGCAACGAATACTATGACCTAAAGGCCTTCCGCTGGTATCAGCGGATTGGGCGTTCAATGTACAACCCTATCTTGTTTTGGAATGTAGGATGACAAGCCTCAGTGACATCTACTTCATCTGGAGCAACGAGCACAGGGCTTGGTGGGGGCCGAACGAGTGCGGCTATAGCCCGGGCTTGATCGGCGCGGGCGAATACACGCGTGACGAGGCCATGACCATCTGCCGCCGCGCGATACCCCAAGCGATGCACGTGGGGATTATCAGTGAAATCCCGGTGCGTCGCGCTGACGTCATCGAGTTTCTGGACAAGCAACACGTGCCCGATGCGATCTGGAGGACTCAATGATGGACGAGCCCAAGGGTGAGCTGGCGCGTTATGCCTTTGGCTATTCCGACAAGAAGCCGGGATGGTTATTCTGGGTCATTCACGCCGCCATGGTAGCATTCGTGCTAGGCATGCTCTGGTCAGGCAAAGCTTACGCGCACTGTTATTCACGTTGGTATTATCCAACGCCCCAGCATTGCCGTCTATCCAATGCTCCAACACCCATACTCCATCGGGCCGAAGAGCAGAGCCATGACTGGTATGTTGAGTTTGTATTACCAGAAGACGAGCGCATCAAGGCTATTGACCAACTCAGGGTACAGTTGAATAAAGATTAACGGTTGACTTCCCCGCTGAATCGGTTTACTGTAACTCTATGTATCAAGGTGACATATCCCCGCCAGCGCCATATCAGCGCGAAGCGGCACGTCTTATCGTTACCAATGACGTCTATGCCCTAACCATGGAAATGGGAACGGGTAAGGGGCGGCCATTGCTGCGTGCGTGGCTGGCTCGCGACAACAAGTCCATTGCGCAAGGATTTCCCCACATTGATATGTTGTTGATCGCGCCCAAGGGCTGCTATCTCAACTTCCTCAGCTTCCCACCTCCGCCCGGTTTAGAGGCTGAGCTGGGTGAGCTAGAGAAATGGCTCAAGCCGGATGAGTATGAGTCCACAAGCAAGATGTGGTGGGGGCCAACAAGCAAGTCTCACGAACGTGAGCTACAAGCCTTGTTGGTCGCAACGCGCCGTCGGTTCCTAACTATGAATGTCGAAGCGCTAAACCGGCCCGGGCGCGCACGCGATTACTTGCTGGAGTATGTTAAGAACCGACGTGTGATGGCGGTGATTGACGAGAGCACGTGCATAATGCACCACGATAGCAACCGCACAGAGTGGATTAACAAGATATTGCGACCCAGGCTGCGCCACCGTTACATCATGACTGGCCTGGTTGCGCCCGAAAGCCCCCTCAATCTATTTAGCCAATACTATTTCCTCAACCCCAACATCCTGGGCGATCATTTCTTTTCCTTCCGTTCCCGCTATGCGATCACCCAGAAGGTGAATTTTACACCCATGAAGGAGCGCACGGCGGAGAAGCCGGGACGTGTGGCGACCATCGTCGTGGGCTATCGGACAGGGGCGATGGAACGATTGCGCGAGCGGTGCGCTCCGTACACGTACCGGGTGTTGCTCGATGACGTGGCCGACCTGCCCCGCAGCTATTCGTATTGGGATGTGGACCTAACCGATCAGCAGCACACGCTCTATGAGGCGATGAAGCTGGACGCCACGGCGGTTTTATCACGTGAGAAGAACGTCACCGCCTCTATGGCTGCCCACCAGCTAGCCTTGCTCCATCATATCGTCTGCGGCCATGTGCGCGCTGAGGACAAGTCGCTGGTCGATATCCCGTCCAACCGGGTTGAGTCACTGATGGAGTTGATCCAGGACCATTCGGGCAAGGCCATCTTCTTTGCGCCCTATCCTCGGCTGCTGGAGAAGATCACCGACGCGCTCAAGACCGCCTATGGTGATCAGAGTGTTGTCACCTATTGGGGCGCAACTAAGGACAAGGAGCGGGCTGACGCGCGCACGCGTATCCAGCGTGATCCCGAGACCCGGTTCATTGTAGCCAATCAATCGGTAGGGGGCAAGGGTGGCACCTGGACCCAGGCGCGGCTGACCATATTCGCCGCCAATAGCTGGGATCAGGAAGACCGGCAGCAGTCAGAGTTTCGCAACCGGCGGCTAGGGCAGACAGAGCACGTCCATTTTGTCGATATGCGGGCGCGGAGTACAATCGAAGACAGACTAATCAGTGTGCTCAAGTCGAAGCGATCAATGAGCGCTGAGCTACAGGGTGATCGCTGGAGGGAGTGGCTGAAATGAAACGAACACGCCAGAAGCGTTTGGGTTGTGGCGACCGGGCTGAGGTTGTCGCCACTGATCTTTTTCACTTGGTAGAGATGGCGGAGCTTTGTCCTCTCCACACCTTGACGGTTGTGGCGGGGGTTATGGGCCGTGCGCTCTATTACGCGATGCCTGATGAACTGGTCAATGAGGCGATTGACCGGGCGGCAGCCATGGCTAAGGAACTGGTCAAGGTTAACGCGGGTACGCTGGATGACAAGGACAA